CGGCTACAAACTTGAAAGTGTTGAGGCTACCGAAAATTCGGTCTACTACGGCACCTATCGCAAGTTCCCCCTAAAGGCCGAACCTGCTGTTTATGAGCAGCATGATCTTCGTATTTTGTTTGCCGGATTGCAGTCTGTGTGTGACATGCTCTTTTACGAGCCCTACACTCACAAGGAAATTGATGACTCTGTAGAGTTTCTCAAGGGTCGCAAGGCGACGGCTTTTGGCTTCAAGGACTGGGAATTCCCGGAAGCCTTGTGGCGACGAGTGGTGGATGAGTGTGACGGTTACCTTCCCTTGAAGGTTGAGGGCATTCCAGAGGGCGGAGTTGTTTACCCCGGGGAGCCATGTATCCGTGTCTCTGCCACGAAGCCTGGATTTGGTCCTCTTGTTCCTTGGTTCGAGAGCACCCTCCTTCATGTGTGGTCGGCTTCTGAGCGCCTTACTGCTGCTCGCCACTTCCTTAAGTGGGCATACAACGAAATCCGCGAACTTGAAATGCCAAGCGTTTCGGATGAGCAGTGCATGTTTTGGGCTCGGTTGATGGTCCATGACTTCGGCGACCGTGCAGCAGCATGTCCTCAGGAGTCTGAATTTGTAGCCAAAGTTCATAACTACGTGTGGTTTGGTACCGACACTTTCCGTGGTGCTTACCAAAACTGGAAGAATGGCGCAAATCCTGCAATGGGTTCCTCGGTAAATGCTCTTGCCCATCGACTTGTTCAGGGTTTCGAAAATGAATTCGACTGCTACCGCCAGATGTACGAGGTTGCTGAGAATGGCGAATTCTTGTCGATGGTTGCAGATTGCTACGACTATTGGAACGCTGTTGAGAAGTGTCTGATTCCTCTAGCCCTGGATGCAAAAGCCAAGGGCAATGGAAAAATTGTCGTGGCTCGTCCTGATTCCGGCGATAGCGTTGAAATGGTTGTCGGAACGCTCAATCGTGCAAAGGCTGCTGGACTTATGAAGCCGGTGGAGACGAGGATTAATCGTCCAATGTACGAAAGTACCAATCTTCGATTCATTGTTGGAAACGGTGAAACGTTCGACACGATTCGTGCAATTATTCGTGCGTGCATTAATGAAGGCTTTGTTCCTTGGCGCTGTGGTATTTTCGGCGTTGGCGGACACCTTCGTAACAACATTAACCGTGACCACATGAGCACGAAGTTTGCTTTGTGCGCCGTTGGCAAAGATAATCGTCCGGTTATCAAGCTTTCGGAAGAAAAGGGCAAGGGTACTCTTCCCTTGGTTAAGGTTTGTCGCAATGAACTTGCCCGCAAGAGCGGCATTACAGTTGCTCTACCTGGAGAGCCCTATGGTCAGGATGCTCTTGTAACCTACTATGACGGCTCTGCGGAGGCTCCTTTTGGTCCTGGCTTCCTGGACGACTTTAACACCTGTGAGGCAAGGGTCATAAAGGGCTTTGATGAAATGCCAAAGGTAGCCGGTCATACGACTACGGCCGTGGATAATCTGGTGAAAGAAATAACCCAGAGGTATCGCAGCACAGTCCGCGAGCGCGTATGAAGGTTTTCGTACAACGAAATCAGTTTAATACCGATTGGTTAGATATTAATTGTTTCTCGGCAGCTTCCTGGTTTCATCAAATGGGCTGGGAAGTTGTCCCTTTCGCCAACATCGAAGAAATTCGAAACAACATAACAAAAGAAACTCCTGTCGTTGGCGGGATTGGATATGTCAGGAAGGCAATTGAAATTCTTGGGTGCAAGCCGCCAGAACCAATTGATATTCCAGATTGTCTAGCCGTTTTTACTCATAGGAAAATATGGACGACTACCTTAGGAGATATTCACCTTAATGAGGATAAGTGGCCAGTTTTCATTAAGCCTAAGGTTGACCACAAGATTTTCACAGGGCACGTTGTTAAAAGTTTCTTAGAACTTCTGAAAACGTCCCATCTTCCAAAGGACATGCCAATCTTGGCGAGTGAAGTAGTTTTCTGGAAAAGCGAATACAGATGTTTCGTTCTAGACGGAGAACTCCTTGACGTAAGGCGTTATGCCGGCTCTGTGGAGTGGTACCCGAGAATTGAACAAGTTCAAAAAATGATTAAGATAGCGACCCCTGTGATGCCGGTAGCCTATTCAGTGGATGTCGGTGCCATGCTTGACTCCCGAGAGAGAATGTGGGATACTGCTCTCATAGAAGTAAATGATGGATTTTCTCTTGGAACCTATGGACTTCGTTCTCCTTTACAAGTTAAAATGTTACTTGCCCGCTGGAAAGAAATGTAAAATGACCGAATACGAAAAATTTCTTGCAAGGTTTGTACAACAGTACGAAAATCAAAAAAAGATTGTTGCCGTTATTTGTGGCGGAGGCGTGAGTTTTTCTAGGATTGCAATGACCCCAGGGTCAAGCAAAATCTTGGACGCAATCTGGATGCCTTACAGCGAGGAAGAAACCATTTCCTGGCTTGAGAATCGCAACATGGAGTCTACTGCATTTCAAAATGCGGCAGTTGGAGGCTGGGCCGCAAAGGAATTGTGGGATGCTTTAGATTATATCCACAAAGAGAAATCTCTCAAACTTAGCATTACTGCTGCTCTCACAACAAATCGTCCACGAAAAGGAGATAACAGAGCATATATTGGAGTCGAGAGGGAATTTAATACAGGCGCAATTTATAAATTGTCCTTCGACAAACTTCCAGAAGAAATATATACCGACTCTATTGTTCCCTGGGCAGAACAAAAGATTTTTAACAAGAGAAAACAAGAAGACGAAATGGTCGCGATGGTCGCCGTTAAGCTTTTAACGGGATTTGAAAAAGAAACACTACAGGAACTTTACGACAATGGACAACTTGAAAAAGTGCTATGAACAGTTAGTTGAAAATCCGTATGAAATTTTTATGATTCGTTCCGATGGGCAGATTGCCGAAAAGGAACAGCTTTTAAATATGGCAAATGAGGATCTGGGCGAGAAATTCCCTTCGCAAGAACTTCATATTTTTCCAGGATCTTTTAACCCTCTGCACTTTGGTCACAGAATTATCTTTAACCAAATTTTTTCCTTCAAAAAGGTGTTTGAAATTTCCTTGTCTAGGATTGGAAAGCCTAACCTCTCCCTTGAGGAACTAAAACAAAGACTGGACCAGTTTACGTGGTATGCCCCGGTTGTTGTTACAGATGCCCCTAGATTTATTGAAAAATGTTCTGTGTTTCTAAACTCTGGTATAAAAAATTTCACCTTTCACATTGGTGTTGACACAATTCAAAGAATGAGGGATGACTATGGAGAGGTTGGAATTAGAGGACTCCCAGCCCGGTTCTCTGTATATGACAGAGACATGGGAAACGGTATTCTAAAGTATCCAACCTCCGAGTTTAGGCATAAAATTTCAAACGTCAGCAGAAATCCATCTCAACCACCGGATGAATTTCTTGGATACTCTAGCACAAAAATAAGAAACTCCAAAAAATGACCAACGAATATATACAATTTTCTCTATCGAAGGAAGAGTCAGCAAAAGCTGTTATATGGGTAAAAAATCACGACTGTATAAAGCGCGGTAAGCCCACCGGGGCGATTGGCGGAGGAATCACGTATGAATTAACCCCAACTTCCATTGGACTTATTTGTGTTGTAAAGTGTTGGTGTGGACAAAAGATAGACATAACAGAATATGAAACCTGGTAGCAAAAGGAAATAATTTGGCCCATTAGATTAATCGGCAAGATCAGAAGATTCTCAATCTTCAGGAAAGAGTTCAAAACTCTTATGGGTCATGTGGAAGAGTAACCGTATAGGCATGACGGCGACGCCTCGAAAGCGTATGGGTGGTGAAAACCACTGGGGATCGAGACCTCACTTTTCCGTATATGAAAATAGTTCAAGGTAAAACTTTTGGGCTTTGGCGCAACAAACTAAGAGAAGAGGTTGTTGAATATCTAAAGGATATTGAAAATAGAAAACCTGTGTTCAATAGAATAAAGACGATGGTAAAAGGAGCAGTTGTTCTATTTTTAACCAGAAAAAACTTAAGAAAATAATAAATGGTGAGTAAACCGGCCGGGGTGTCGGGCTATCCTGGAAAGTTAGTCGTAGGGGCAACTCTATCTGGATCGAGACCAGTGCTCACCGTCAAGGACACAAATGAAAAACAATAAGAAATCTTTTAACGTTTTCAAATTAATTGGAATGAAAGAAAAAAGCGCAATTAATCTTGCTAAGAAAAATGGATTTATTGTTATCCTTCCTGGAATGGTGGTTTCTTCCGTTTTTGTACCAAACAGACTTTCCTTCAAAGTGGATAAAAATGGAATTGTCTCTGAAGTAAATATCGGATAATATCTTGGAAGATAATCTCGTCTCTTGGTGACGAGCCTTGTTTGCTAAACAAGTGGTGCCTCTGTAAAGGGGTATGGGGTTCGAGCCCTCTGTCTTCCGTAATAAAAACAAATACATATGACACTCGGAATTTTAATGGTACTTATTTTAGGATTAGTCTTTTGGCTTGACTGCCTAAGGAATGATGTTAAGTTAGTGTTGTCGAAGAGAGGCAAATAATTAAGACCATGAAACGCTTTCATGTAGTTCGTAAACAGGATATTTCTGGCATCTCTGGAAACGGTTATGTCGCAGAAGGTTGTAAGTTTACAGACGGCAGTGTTGTGGTAAGATGGAGAGTCCCTAACAAGCCCTCAAGTATGGAATTTCACGATACCATTGCAAGCTTTCTTGAAATTCATGGTCACTCTGGTGCGACAGATGTAGAGTGGGTTGATAATTACGACGAGAAAGACGAAAAATAAAGTTCCTTTGCTTCCGTAGACGAGGCAGCCTTCTAAGCTGTTATCCGTAAAAGGATCTGAAAATGTTGGTTCGACTCCAACCGGAAGTGCTACAAAAAAAAGAACTTTGGGCTCATGGTGAAAGGGAAAATCACGGAAATCTCCTAAGTTTCAATTCCAGGTTCGAATCCTGGTGGGCCTGTTAAATAATTGCAAGTTCGAGTCTTGCTAGGGACGTAAAGATAATGTGGCAATGTTCTAAATGTGATGCCTGCCAGGCAGATCCCAAGGCAAATGCTGAGCATATTGAAAAATGTAAGGCAAAATCTAAGCCATCTATAGTCGGGTGGCAGGGACTAAGTTTAGACGGGATTCCTGTTTCCAAGGCTGCGAAAGTTCCTCTTTCTGAGCTTTATGAGAAGTGGAAAAATATCCAAAACTCTGCCGATAACACAAAATAATAGTATTGCGGGCGTAACTCAATGGTAGAGTGCAACCTTGCCAAGGTTGATGTTGAGGGTTCGAGTCCCTTCGCCCGCTTAGAAACAAATATGCGCTTTTATCCAACATACAACTATATCTTAGTAGCCAAGGAAATCCCTGTCCAAAATGACTCTGGAATAATAAGGCCGGAGTCCTCGGAACAAAAATTATTTGTGGCCTGGTTATTGAAATGGGGCCAAGTGTTTGGGCTGGTGGAAAAATATGCGTAGGAGATAAAGTCGTTTTTCAAAAAATGTTTGGTATTCCAATCAAGTGCAACAACTCAAGCGCAGAAGAACACTTTATAATTCAAAAGGAACACGTCCTTGGTAAAATGATAGAATAACACAACGCCACCATCGTCTAATGGTTTAAGACACGCCCTCGGTAAGGGTGTGATTCCAGTTCAACTCTGGATGGTGGCTTTTGGATAAAGACAAGAATATGGACGAACGACTTAAAAGCCTAAGTGACAGGGGAGCGGATATAACAATAAAACTCCGCAAGCAAAATGCCTTTGTGCAAATTAGGTATGAAAAAGAAACCTATAAGGCTTCTGGTGGAACCTTTGAAAAGGCAGTTGACAGGGTTCTTGAGTCCATTAAAACCGACTCCAAGAACATAAAGGCCAAAAGAAGAGAAAAAGAACATCTTCGTCAGGAAATCATGGAACAGATGGCAGATGAAGAATATGTTAACAGTAATGACTTCTGACATTATCCAAAGAATATTTGGTGCCACTGTAGAACCGCTGGATTCTGACTACCTCGACTATTTCCCTTTACAGGATGGCGATATACCGATTTCCTCTACCAAGACTACCAGACTTTCTCAGTTATCTGGAGGAAGGGCCAGGTATTTCCAGCTTGGAGAGGATTACAAAAGTTTCTTAATCAACAAAATAATGGTAAAGAATGCCCTTCCGCAGGGAGAATGGTACAAAAATAAGCTGACAGACAAGCAGATGAAACCCATTCTTGATTTCCTTGCAAAGGAAATCCCTATAGACGGCTTAAAAACGTCCGTGGATGACTTTGATACCTTCGCCTCCTCCGTGGTAGAAGATTTTGCTGTGATTACCAGGGACCCGGCAACGGGCAAGGATGAGGCGACTCTCCTTCATCTGTGTGCTCCCTCTGACTGGAACGTAGATTGGGCGTTTGAAAAATCTTTTGACTATATTCATAAAAATGTCAAGAGAGGCAATGGAAATCTCGTTATCCAAAGACCCGACAAGATGGTTGAGGGTCTAATAAAGCTGTCTGAACCTGTCCAAAGAGTTGGAAGCGTTTCCTTTAGGCCAAATAACTTTGTAAATAGAAATCTGAAATATGTTTCCGAAGACACTTGGACATGGACAGATGAGCAGAAGGCATTTATTAGATTTGAACGCCAGGTTGTCGTTCCCTTCCCGGAAATAAACTCCTTCATGTTGATTGTTAGGAGCTACTACAATAATCTGTTGGATTCAAGAAGGCTTCCTTTCGCCCTAAAGGCACTTGACAACATAAGTCCAGACGTGTATCATAAAGTGTTCCTTGGTAAGGAATCCAATAATCTTAGAAATTTTCTTCTCCTTAAAGCGCGGGTGTAATTCAGTGGTAGAATGGTAAGAATATATTTACTACCATGAGCAATCAAATAAGCGAGGTTGGTATAGAGGTTTGTGCTTCGGGTTTCCATCCCGACAACAGCGGTTCGAATCCGCTACCTCGCTCTAAAGATAGAAGAATAGGAAAAATAGAGTCCTGTGAAGGCTGCAAGAAAGAATTCTCATCTTACAAACAACATGGGAAGTGGACTCGTTTCTGTACGAAAAAGTGTCGTTTTATTAATAAAACAACAGCCGAGAAAAAAATTCAGATTCGGAAACCTAGAGCTTATTGCCAATGTGGAGTGCCGCTAATTGGGTATAAAAATTTTTCTTGTCGTGCATGTCTAAATTTTGCTCTGCAAAAACAAGTGCTTCAGAAAATGCAAATCACCACTTTAAAAGATATATTGGCGCAATCCGTTAAGTGGAGTTCGAGACATGCATACCAACCAGTTAGAAACTATGCCAAGAAAATGATGAAATATTCTGGCGCAAAAAGAGAGTGTGCGGTTTGTAAATATTCAAACCATGTTGAAGTTTGTCACAAGATAGGAATTGCAAATTTTCCTTTAACTGCAACGCTGGCCGAAATAAACGTGTTCACCAATTTGGTCTTTTTGTGTCCAAACCACCATTACGAATTGGACAATGGGCTATTAAAACTTTAACGTCATGGGTTCGAATCCCATCACCCGCTTTTATGAAAAAACTTATTTTTCTATTCAGCTTGCTGTTGTTTGTTTTGCCCGCTGGATGTGCCGACTGGAACATTATTGTTGGCAGTTATAATTTTACACAGGCGCAAAGAGTTCTTGCCCCCGCTAGAAGTTCTGTTACAGATAGAGCATTCCCGCCAGAGTTAACCAACTGTTCTTCTGAGTTTAGGCCCTGGCATTGTCCTTCTGGAAGATAAATGAAGCACTATCCCACAATTTCTAGTCAAATACAAAGAGATATCGACGTGTATGTCTTTGAGAAACTTGACGGCTCTAATATCAGGGCAGAGTGGTCCGCAAAGAGAGGGTTCTATAAGTTCGGCACCAGGAAACGTCTTCTCGGGGAAGACGACCCTATGTTTGGCGAGGCCATTAGTCTGATTAGGAATCAGGAGGCTGTTCTCTCTAGGATTTTCAAGGAAAATAATTTTGAAAGCATTACAGCTTATTTTGAGTTCCTTGGGCAAAATTCCTTTGCTGGCCTCCACGAGAAAGAGACGCATAGGGTTGTTCTTATTGACGTAGATGTCTTTAAAAATGGGTTTTTAACTCCAAGCCAATTCCTAAAGGCATTTTATGAAAGAGTGGAAATCCCCAAGTTTATTTACTATGGGAAAATAAACTACGAAATAGAAAATCAAATAAGATCCGGGACATTCGCAGGGGCTTCTTTCGAGGGAGTTGTTTGCAAGTCTGCCCCACCCAAGAAGTGGTCCCTGCCTATTTTATTCAAGGTTAAGAATCAAGCGTGGATTGATAAGGTCAAAGAACGTTACGGCCATAGAAATGACCTTTTAGAAGATTTGTTGTAATCGGCTGTACAAGCTAAAATATAAATTGTAGGATAAGTAGCATGATACATTTTTGGTAGATTTTTTCTCGCGGTCCTCCTCTACTAACGATAGTTTTAGGCAATAATTCGTTAGAAATAGTTCGTTTTAGTACAAAGAGGAGAAAATAAATATGTTTAGACCGCAATCGAAAAAAAATCTACGTCCGCTTAAGGCCATAATCAAGGGATGCGCGGAAGAGTCTGCATTGCTCACAAAAAATGCAAGAAAGCTTGTCAAGGAAAAAAAGCAAGCTGTCCACCAGGAGAAAATCCGCCTTGGAATTTATACAAGACACTATAATCTTGTCTATGGATTTCTAAGAGGTATGGACTATAAACAAATCGAGAAAAATAGTAAGTCGAAGGCTATAGATTATTTTGGTAAAATTCCATGGGGTGTTGAGTATATTAGCATTGGAGCCTTGCACGATTTAATATTGATTTACCAATATAATTCTGTTGGAAAATTCATAACTAAGGAAAATCTAAAAGAATGGATAGTGGATGGAAAAAGATTTTTCCTTACCAAGGATGAGAACAAAAGGAGCGTAAAACAACTATGAAATTATATGTTGTTGTTAGGGAAGACCTTTCCCCGGGTTCTCAAATGGCCCAAAGTCTCCATGCTTTTAGGGAATTCGTCGAATATCACCCTGAAATTGAAAAAGAGTGGTATAAGACGAGTAACACGATTGTCATACTTGGGTGCAAAAATGAGAGTGAGCTTGTGCAACTTAGACTAGATGCTATAGCAAGGAACATCAAGTTCTCTATTTTTAAGGAACCTTACCTTGAAGACTCCATAACGTCCATTGCATTTGAGCCCGGATTAAAGACCTCGGAGTTTTTATCCAGCTTAAAATTGGCAGGGCAATTTACCGGTAAAGGGTAATTGTTCGTTCCCATAGGCTAGTGGTGAGCCAACGGCTTCTAAAACCGGATTAGGAGGGTTCGATTCCCTCTGGGAACTAAAAAACATTAAAAGAGTGGTGTACAACTATTTAACCAGGCACTATAGTAAGAATGTCCCGAATGCTATAGGGTTTACATCATATTACGGATAAAAAAACTCTATAATTCTTGTCGGGGCGCTACCAAAAATAAATACTAAAGGGAAATTCGGATTAAGGGAGACGAATTTAAAATAAATTTCGGCGAATGCCGCAAGGATTACATCTAGCAAAAAAAATCTTTGCAAACTTTGTCGCCACCAATTTTACATAAAGTCAAAAGGAGACGAAATACATCATGGCAAACAAAAACATTTTTAAGTCCGCTGGCACGACTCTTCCTGCTGCAGACACCACGAACTTGGCTGGAGGAAAAGCCTACAGCATGACAGACAAACATGCTCTTGCACAGTTTGCCTGCACCGGTATGTTCGGAAATACCTTCTATTCGGATGCTGTTAAGCAGCTTGAGGAAATTAAAAGCCTTGTCAACAAGGTTGACACGGCCTTTATTTCGAGCCTTGCTGTGTACTCTAGAAATTCTGCCTTTATGAAGGATATGCCGGCATTTCTTCTGGCTACACTAGCCGCTAGGGACATCGACATGTTCAAGATTACCTTCCCAAAGGTAATGGATAACGGAAAGATGGTCCGCAACTTTGTTCAGATTATGCGTTCGGGTGTAACCGGTCGTAAATCTCTTGGAACTGCTCCAAAGCGCATGATTGAGAAGTGGCTGGAAACCAGAAGCGACAATCAGATTTTTAACGACTCGGTTGGTAATGACCCGTCTCTGTCGGACATTATCAAGATGGTTCACCCACGTCCAGAGACAAAGACGAGGGAAGCTCTATATGCCTACATTATGGACAAGAAGCACGATGCTTCTGTTCTTCCTGGCATCGTTCAGGAGTTTGAGGCATTTAAGGCTGCTATGGCCAACAAGAACCGTAATTTTGGAGAAGCCAAGATTCCAAATGTCAATTTCCAGATGCTTACGGCACTTCCTCTAGCTACGGCAGAGTGGGAGTCTATTGCCAGAAATGCAAAGTGGCAGATGACGAGAATGAATCTTAATACCTTCGCTCGCCACGGGGTTTTCAAGAATTCTGAAATTGCTAAGCTTGTAGCTGACAGGCTTCGTGACAAGTCTCTCGTTGAGAAGGCCAAGGCTTTCCCATATCAGCTTTTCACGGCATACCTTAACACTGAACAATCTACAGACATTCCGCAGAGCGTAATAAATGCCCTGCAGGATGCTATGGAGCACTCTATTGAAAACGTACCAACGTTTTCTGGTAAAATCTTTGTCGGCGTAGATATCTCCGGTTCCATGGATTCTTCCGTGTCCGGTTATCGTGGTTCTGCCACCTCTAAAACCTCCTGTCGTCAGGTGGCTGCTCTTATTGCTTCCGCAATAAAGCGTAAGAATGAGGAAACGGAAGTATTTACTTTCGACACACAAGCTAAGCCTGTTAATCTAAATGGTCGTGATTCCGTTATGACCAATGCTAGAAAAATTGCTACGCCTGGCGGTGGTACTGATTGCTCCTCCTTTGTTAGACTGCTTAACGAAAACTCCCGTAAGGGCGATCTCGTGATTGTTGTCTCCGACAATGAGTCTTGGTATGATCGTGGTAACTATCATGGTCCGGCCACGACTCTTATGAGCGAGTGGCAGAAGTTCAAGAATCGAAATCCTAAAGCAAAGCTGGTTTGCATTGACCTTACGCCAAATACAACAGTTCAGGCCCCGGATGCAAAAGAACGCCTTAATGTAGGTGGATTCAGCGATGCTGTATTCACCGTAATTGATGAGTTCGTTAAGGGAACTGGCGAACCTGAATATTGGGTTAAGAAAATAACAGAGTTTGATGGTGCTTCTCGGTCGGTAGCGTCTACGACGGAAACAGACGACGGCAACAAGCTAGAATAATTTGCACCATTAAAATGTCCTGCTATACTACTTAGTGGGACATACTTGCTCCTTTCGTACAACGGCCAAGTACACTGCTCTCGTACAGCAGAAATTTGGGTTCAAATCCCAATGGGAGCTTTAAATGATACCTTCTAATACTTTAGCAGATTGTAGCCCCGTAGAAAATGCCTACATGGCTAAGAAGTCGGAAGAATTCCTGGAGATATTCCTAGAGATATCCAAGTTGCTTTCCACTAGAAAGATGGTGAAGCTCAAGATATCGAAGGAACAGGAAAATAATTCCATTTGGCTTGATCCCTCCATCCGTACAGAATATTTCAAGCTAATGGACGCCAAGATGCCCGTTCAAGAAATCTTTTCTGTCTATGAAAGATGGTTTAACCAGCTTTACAATCTAGCAATTATAAACGAGCAAAGATTGCACAAAAAGAAAATTGCTGCCCACATGGCAGAAATATTAATCATCTGTGCTTCTTTTGAAAAGGTATTGTCCCAGGCGGCTAATGGTAAGCCCGTCGCGCCACCATCCCAAAAAAATGATGGCGGTGGTGACGATGGCGGTGGTGACGATGGCGGTGTAGACCAACAGTAAGCCGTTCAACCCAATCCGCTGCCGACTCCCGGATCTCCTGGTTTTCCGTAACCAAACAAAGAACCGGTGACATTTGCCCCGTAGATTGCAGAGGCGGTAAGAACAGGGAAAGACTTATTTTCTATCATGGTAAGGCCAACGCACATGGACATAGCCACAGTTCCAACGTCTGATCTTATATACACTTCTTTGCACCTAATGTCAAAATTTACCCATGAGCCCCCGCCCTTCACAAGGGCATAGTTGCTTCCATTTACTCCGTTTAGACTGAATCCTAGGCGGACTCCATCTGTTGACCCGGTGCCTCCATAAATGCTTATGTGGTTGGTAACATAAGGAAATTCTACCTTAAAGGGAGTTGCCGTTAAAACTGAACTGGTAACCCAGGGCAATCCAGATGCCTGATATTCGCCAACGTTATTTGCTCCTGAGCGGGAATTGCCGTATGTCATGTATTTGCCTTCTTATGTATTAAGTATGTTTTAGTAAATATACTTAAGTAAATACAGAGGTTTAAATGCTTCCATTACAAAAACCTGAATTATCTGAGAATATTGCAGTTGCAAGACTGCTTGAAAGTGGTTTGGCCATGTTTCCTGGAGAAAAATATGCGGAACTGGCAGTTGTTATAGGCTCCCTTAGAGGTCTGGCAATTCTTCACCAGGTCCATCACTGGCAGGCTTCTGGACCTACATTTTATGCCGACCATCTTCTTTTCGAAAGAGTGTATGGCGTAGCCAATGAAGACATAGATGGACTTGCGGAAAAAATGGTAGGGCTTGGGATTGGCAGTTTGGCCAACTTTTCAAAGCATGTAATAAATCTTAGCTCTTTTCTTAAAGCCGTAAAAGAGCATTCCACGAGTGAGGACTTTGCCAGAAAGTCTCTAGAGGCTGAGCAGTTATTTATACAGCTTATTGAGGCAGTCATGGACAAACTTGAAGCCCAGGGTCTCCTTACCAGAGGACTTGAAAACCTTCTTGGTGGCATTGCCGACAAACATGAGGGAAATGTTTATCTCTTGAAGAGAAGGGTTGTTGGATAGTTTTTATTCTTCTAGGTCTTTTAGATCCCCGAAGAAATATCCAAAGGAATTTACCTCAATTATAAGTGACTTTTTTACTCGCTCCGTAAGTGAGAAAAAATCTAACTTCATCAAGGAATTTTTATCTTTTCTTTCTACCCAGTCAATCTCATCAGGCTGATTGTTTCCTTGTATCATTTGCCAGCCCCATTCCAGAATTCCCTTTTTCTTAGGATTTCCGTAGGAAACTTTAAGCAATAATATCGTTCCATAGGAACACTCGTAAAGGTTTCCTACCTTTGGAACAATATCCGAGTAGACTCCCGGCGGCAAATAATCAGAAGAAGACATCGAATCTTCTTTTTCAGGAAATCTGCTTTATTGCATCACCTGGAAGAAAACCAATTCCAGAGTAGTGGTCAAACTGAACAGGATAAATGTCAACCAGGTCTACACCCATGGCTGCCGGAACGTCTTTGTACTCGATCAGGCAGCGTCTCGGTACCTTGATGGACGGACCTACGATGACGCCGGTAGAACCAGCCTTAACGCCCCCTGCGCGCTCTACGAGGGCGCCACCAGTGGTATCTTGGATCATCTTTCCAGAGGAGTCCTGCATGAGCTTGTACACAAGCACCATGTCCTCCTTGGTTGACGTATTAAAAACAGTACCGGAACCTACCGGTTTTGCCATTATTCTGTGTCCTACTGCCATATTTCATTCCTCTTCTTGGTTAATTATAACTGCACTGCAGGTTAATACCAGCCCAATAACAGAACATGCGTGTTCAAGGGCATATCTTGTTACCTTTACCGGGTCAATAATGCCCTTACCAAGTAAGTCTCCATATTCGTGATTTGCGGCATCATACCCTAGTATTTCCTTGAAAACCATGGATGGCAATAGTGGATTATCCCACTCTATAATATTTTTGTGGCCTATATCCATTTTTCTTTTCTTTTTGAGACTAAGGTTATTTGTTGCCACAAAATCTTTTAGTTTGGCCACTACTATTTCCGATGTAGTGCCGGTATTTTCTACTATGGTCCTAAGGGGAAGTTCACAGGTATTTGCTACAACCTGAATGCCGGCGGCAACGTCCTCTGGAAGAGTTTTCCAAACTTCATCCTCTACCAGCATTTTTCTAAGATGTAGTGCCGCATAAAAAAGAGCACTACCCCCACCAGGAACGATTCCCTCTTGAGTGGCAGCAATCGTGGCGTTAAGGGCATCCTCTACTCTGTCTTTTTTTTCAAGGATTTCTACTTCGGTAGACCCACCTACCTTGATAACAGCTACGCCACCAGATAGTTTTGCAAGACGCTTCCTAAATCTATTTGTGTGAAGATCGTCCAAGGTGCCATCAGAAAGGGTATTTCTGAGCATTTGCATTCTTCCGGCTATGGCTTCTTTTGTTTTTGAATCCGAGGAACCAATTATTGTTGTGGCTGTCCTACTGACAATTACTTTTTTGCAAGTTCCAAAGTGAGCAAGTTGAATATTTTTTAGCTGAGTCTCGGAGGACAGGTCAATTATTTTGCCGCCAATAACACAATTTATATCCTGTAAAATATCGGTTCTATTTTCCCCGTAGGAAGGAGCCTTGATTGCGCACACGCTTATTTTTTCCTTCATCTTGTTTACAATAAGAGTATGCAGTGCTTCTCCTTCGATTTCGTCTGCAACGATAAGGAGCGGTTTTCCTGCGCGGTAAACGGTTTCTAGAACTGGCACTATGTCATCCAGTGATGATATTCTCCTGTTGGTAAGAAGAATATATGGTTCACGGAGTTCACAAACCAGCTTTTCACCATTTGTTACAAAGTATGGTGACAGGTATCCGCTTTCAATCTGAAGTCCCTCAACTACCTCTAGTTGAGTATTCACGCTTTTTGCCGGCTCTACGGTTATAATACCATCTGCCCCAACTTTATTGATGGCATCTGATAAAAGTTCTCCAATTTTTTGGTCACCGTTGGCCGAGATTGTCCCAATTGCAACTATATCTTTTTCGCTGCTAACTGGAACGCAGTTTTCCTTTAGAAAGTCTATTACTTCCTTGCACCCTAGGTCAATGCCTTTTTTCAGGCCGATGGCAGACCTTCCGGTGGCAATCATTTTTATTCCCTGAGCCAGAAGCCCATGTCCAAGAACGGTAGCGGTAGTAGTTCCATCTCCAGATAATTCGTTTGTTTTAGAAGCAATTTCTTTTAGAAGCTCTGCTCCGATATTTTGCATTTTATCTTTTAGGTTTATGGACTTTGCAACCGTTACACCGTCTTTTGTAATAAGGGGTGCCTTGTTTTTGTAGTCAATGATAACTCCATGACCACTAGGTCCCATTGTTGACCTAACTGCCTTTGCTAAAATGGTAGCACCCTTAAGGATTTCCTCGTGTGCCTTTTCCTCAAAAACTACTTCTTGCTTTTGAGACGAATTAGTTGTCTGTTGGTGCTGGGGAATATTTGTCATACTATAAACACATCAAGATAGAGTCATTTTTGGTTTTGGCATTCTAACACGAATTCTTTCCCCATTTGGCCCCTGAATGAAAGTTTCACCCTCGCCAGACTCCAAATCTTCTTCTGGAGATGGAATGGCAAGAGACGTTAGATGGCTTTTTAGTGCCCTTTTGGGATCTGCCGACATAGCTGTGGCATCCGGGGTAAACTTAGGGGAAGGAGGACCGTTTTCGATGGTAGATAATAAAATATCTGGGTCTATTCTGTCGTCAACACTAGGAGGGCTTGGTACGGTCATTTGAGACTGCTGCTGCCTTTCCCTGTCTGCTATTTCTTTACCATACCACTTTTCAACACGTTCCTGCGCCTCTAAAGAAATTTTATCAATATATTCGTTTAGGCGTTTAGTCATTATGGCTCTCACTTCATCGAGAGAGCCATACACTTCTCCCTTTATTTTAGCAGAGTCAAATAGTTTGGCTTTGTCTCCATGGCCTACTTTTATTTTCCAGGAAACACTATTTCCTGTAAGTTTTCTAATGACCACTTCCTCTGCAACAATTCCTGGAAGAATTGTTTGAGCCTGCTCAGACAAAATATAGACAACTTGTCCAATTTCAAAATTTTTGGTTTCCATTTATCTATACTCCACCAAGTATTGTACTTGGATTTTCAAGCCTTTTTCTTACCTTCTAGCTCGCGGATATAGTCATCCGTAAGAACCAGAATAACCTCGCCCGTATTTTGCTCTTTTCTTTCATACGGAGTAAGGTCTACTTCATTAAACTTGGCACGAAGTTTGTGCTCATGTTCATAACCCCCATATGTCTGGCAAAGGTAAACTAATTTATCAATAACACTTTTATGTAATCTCATATTTTTCAGTCCTTCTTTTTCTTTTTGGTGTCAGCAATTTTTTGCTCAACATTCTGATGTACTTTATCAAGAATAACCTGACCCTCTTTCTGGGCTTCTTTTAGTGGCTTCATTCCAACTAAAGTTCTAACCATGTCATTCAAGTGAGGTGGAAGTTTTTCCTTTAGAAATTCCATGTCCAAGAACTTATGTGGCAACTGATCAATTATTTCTATAGGATTCCCATTAGGGCCTGGTTCAAACTCACCTGTTTGTTTATATTCAAAGATAAATAAAACAGGTGGCATTTTTCCATCTTTTGGAACGTCAATATAGGGAATTGGATTTGGTGGTTCCCCGGGCCTTGGTTCCTCGTATAGAATTGTGGGAATTTCGTACTTGTCATTATTTTTGGTTTGCGCCATAGTTTCCTTTAGGAGGTTGGATCCTCTAAACATTCTAGAATGCTATCAAAAGCAAACCTATGACTCACTTTTTGTTGTATTTTGTGAACTCTAAGAGCGGCTTTTAATTCCTTAATGTCCACCTTCTGAGAGAACTCCTCAAAAAGTTCTTTTTTGTCATTAGTTAAGGTTTCTATTTCATGCTCTATTTGTGAGAGTCTTTGAACGAATTCCTTAATAATGGGCTTTAGGTCTGTTAGTGAATTTGGCTGTAAGTCTGCACCGTCTGTCATAAAGAATACTACTCCATGTCTAACAAGTACAGCTTAATTTGTTAAAACCAGAGTGTATATTCTTATTTAACTGCGGCCTTTAACTTTGCAGCGGCGGCATTTACCTCAGGCTTGGCTCCTGGATTGTCTTTCGTCATACCTGAAAGCCACTTAACATACTGATCTACATAAGCAAGTTTAACCTTCTTGATAAATTCTCCCGCCACCTGTTGTTTGGTTTGGGGGTTTGCCTTTTGGAACTCGGGATTTTTGTTTAATTCTGCCTTTGCTTTTTCAATAGCAGCGGGATCTATAAAGCCCTTCATTTGTTCAAGGTTTTGGGCCTTTAGAAATCTTAAAACTGGAGCCATCATAATGTCAACTGATGCCTTTTGCATATCTTGGAAAATAGGCGAGGAAGCAATGGCCTGTTGAACTTCTGGCTGCTTAATGAGGGCCATTATTTCTTGTTCTACGCCTCCTGCTTGCTGAGCGGCTTGAGGCTGCTGCGGCGGTTGCTGTTGCTGCTGCTGTGGCGGAACAGGATTTTGTTCTAGGAGATTGTTTCCTCTCTTGCGACTTTCTCCAAATCCTCCCATGCCTCCATCATCATAACCCATTCCTCCCCCGCCGCCAGATGGAGGAGTTGCCGGAGGGGTTGTTCTTGGGGTGTAGGCAGCCGAGGAGGCGAGTCTTTGTCTAAGACTGGTGATAGAATCCATGCCGCCAGTTATCGTCTCAAGAAGATGGAGAACGGCTAGAGGGCTTCTCTTGATTGCCGAAAAACCAAGCATGGCCTGTGGGTTAGCAAGAAACAAGAAACCGAATACATCGGGATCTTTTAGGGCTTCCCAGTTTCTTCCGAGAACATCCTTGTATTTACCTTTAATTTCTGCCATTCTGGCATTTTCATCTTTTCTGAAGAGTTCATAGTTGAACTCCAGACCTGGAATTAAAATAGTAGGAATAATATAGCTGAGTCCTTTTACCAGTCCTATTGCAGCCCCGGCTACTTTTTCAGCAGCATACCCGGCTGTTTTAAAGGTGTCACTGACGGCTCCGCCTATGGCCCTGAGAAGTCCAGGTGGTGTTCCGCCGCCGCCATAGGCACCAATATCAAACCCATAACCGCCGTAGTCTCCTCCGCCACCATCGTCTTCGGAAAGAAGACGAATTTCTTTTTCCACGAGCAGGGCAATATATTCTTTTAAGTCATTTTTTTGCATTTTTCTTTGCTGCCTGTCTCTTTTTGTTATATTCCATGAGTCCCCAGTATCTTGGTGGACGTTCATCAGAGGATTTATGGAGTCTTGAGTCATCCACTTGTAACTGGATCCCCGTTATTTCTTTCCAGGACTTAATTAGTTCAAGTTCAAGGTCATTTATAAAGTGTTTTTTGCTCGTTTTATGTCTTTTTGAAAGAAAAGACCTGGCTTTAGGAGGAAGTACGCATAAAAGTTCTCTTTTTACACGGAACCAGTCTGTGGTTTGGTCTCCAATATATCTTGCCACATAGTACAATTTATCAAGAATTATTTGTCTTGTGGTTGTCATGGATTTCTTTCCTAATTATACCTCAAGAAACAGATGACAAAATAACAACATTTAGACTTTTTGGTAATCTGATTATAAAGTAGAGCATAGAATGGCAAATGATAATTTCTTTCAACGTCTCACGAGACTTTTTAGAAGCGGGCCAGCAATTCAAAGACGTGTAAAAGGTTATGACTACAAAGCCTTTTACGATAAGTCTATAGTCCAGAATAATCTTGGGTACAGGGGTCCTGCGCCCTTCGGCAAAGAATCTTCTCCGTTCAGCATTCTAGGCGGCTACGGCATATTGGACCGCATAAGTCGTTATGCTGAGTTTGCCGAAATGGAGCAAACTGCAGAAATTGGTGCTGCTCTTGACATTTATGCAGATGAAAGTTGTTCAAGTGACGAAAAGGGTAAGTGCTTTCACATTTACTCAGAAAATCCAGAAATTAAAAAATCCTTAGAGGAACTTTTTTACGACACCATAAATTCGGAGTTTAATCTCAGGCCATGGGTTCGCAATCTTTGTAAGCATGGAGATTTTCTTCTGTATAACGAGGTTGTGCCAAATGTTGGAGTTATAAATTGCGTGCCAATTCCCGTTAACGAAATTGAACGCGAGGAAGGATTTGACCCAGAGGACCCATATGCCATAAGATTTAAGTGGCTTACAAGGGGCAATAAAATTCTGGAAAACTGGCAAGTATCTCACTTTAGAATTCTTGGAAACGACTTGTTCCTTCCATACGGCACAAGTATCCTTGAGCCCGCAAGAAGAATTTGGCGACAGTTAATAATGATGGAAGACGCCATGCTCGTGTATAGAGTTGTGCGCTCACCAGAGCGCAGAGTTTTCTATATCGACGTTGGAAATACTGCACCAAATGACATTCCATCCTTCATGGAAAAAGCAAAGGCTTCCCTTCGGTCAAATACGCTGGTAGATAAAGTAAACGGAAGAATGGACTACAGATACAATCCTGTGGCCGTAGATGAGGACTACTTTATTCCAGTTAGAGGAGAAGCTGGAGGAACGAAGATTGAAACTCTTGCTGGTGGTCAGCATGTCTCTGCCACAGAAGACGTGGAATACCTTCAAAAGAAGTTGTTCTCTGCTCTTAAAATTCCAAGAGCTTATCTTGGATTTGATGAGTCCTTAAGCTCCAAGGCAACTCTTGCACAAGAGGACATAAGATTCTCTAGAACTATCAATATTATTCAGAAAATTATCATTGCAGAAATGAACAAGCTAGCGATGATTCATCTCTATGCCAAGGGATTTGACGGAGAAGATTTGATTAATTTTGAATTGTTCTTGTCAAATCCATCCTCTGTGGCAGTCCAGCAAAAGCTTGCCTTGTGGAATGACAGAATTGACATAGCCTCTAAGTTCAAGGAGTCCGTCCTTGTTTCCGAGGAGTGGATACAGGGAGAAATTCTTGGATTCACCCCAGAGGACATAGCCAAGGCAAAACAAAACAGAAAGGAAGATATTCTTTATCAGAAAGAACTTGAGGCAATAGCAGTCTCGGAAGAAAATCAGGAACGTCAGGCAGTTGTGGATCCTTTTGACCAATCCAACTATCAAGTTCCTGGAGCCGACGTGGAAAAGGAGCCGACAGGCCAGGGCAACACCGCCGGAGTTTCCGACCAGGAACTTATGCAAGGAATTGCAAAACTAGATTCATCTGGGGGGCTTATAAAGGCAGAAACCATTCCGGGGCAGACTCCAATTAAAGTAACCCCGTATGCCACCAGAAGACGCAGAAATGACAAAAGAAGAGTTGGAATGGGCGGTGCTGCAAATCTTGCAATGCCCCAGTTCAGCAAAATGCTGGATTATTCAGGGAAACACCAATTTAATACCGATCATTTTGATATGAATTTCTTCAAAAGCCAACGAGAACAGAGGGAATTAGAAAATATCCTCAAAAAACCACCACAAATATCCAAAGAAATAAAAAATATGTTTGAGAAAATGGACGACTTCTTTGGAACAACAAAGCCAAAGATGATTGTAGAAAACCTTGAGGAGCGCCTTGAAAAAGAACTAAATTTGAACAGTTCTACCGCCTCTTCTTCCTCGCCTGATGACCTATCCTTAATTTTGGAAGCCGAAATGAAGGGAGAAGGTAAAATAGATATTGGCGGGGATGATAATGAGGAAATTGATTTTGACTTTGAAGAAAATCAAGAATTGAGTCAAAAACAAAATAAAATAAAGACAGAAGAGTGAAAATAGATTTTTTTATGGTCTATTTATAGATTGCCATCTGGTACTAAGGTAAAAATCTTTGGGCATTGAGGTTCTGTAGATGTTATATCACAACAAAAAAAGAAACGTTGGTCTTTTGAATGATTTTTTTGCCAAGTATATTGCAAATGCTTTGGTTGAACAAAAGCATTCCGCAATAGAAAAGGCTACCGCTCTTTACAAAAAGCATTTTCTCGGCTCAGCCGCGATTGCGCAAGAGTGGAAACTCTTCAAGGCTCTTTACGAAACTAACGTTTCCTCAAAAGAGGCAGCGGCGAAACTGGTAGAAAGAGTTAGAACCCTTGCAGAGACAACCCTCGACTCTAAGGTACTAGAACTAGAGAAAACCAAGTTAATCCACGAGATAAACAACTCGCTTGGAGATAAAAACTTTTTTGCCCGTGAGGTTTCGGACTACAAACTACAGGCAAGCATCCAGGTTCTCCTAAACAACTGGAGAGACAAGAGACTTGTGGAGTCCTTAACAGAAATGGCAAATTTGGAGGATACTCTCCTTGAGCACCTCTGCAGGAAGAAAGATGCCATCTCTGGGGTGTCTACCTATCTCGAAATGGATAACTCCCAGATCGACAAAGAAATTGACGGCCTGGTTGTGTCTATAATGTCAGAGAAGTTCAACTCCAAATTTGGCAAGGAACTTTTCGAGGAACAAAAAAACATAGTTTCTAACTACGTTTTTTCAAAAACAAGTGATCAGTCCAAGAATAATCTTAAAAATACCCTTGAGAACATTAGGGAAACAACCCTAAAACTCGTAGATGGTGCCCTTACAACAAAGAAGCTAGGGTCTGAAGTTTTGTCAGAACACCTGTCAAAGAAGTTTATGGGCATAAAGAATTTACTTCTTAGTGAGTACAGGGACACCTCTAAATTCAATGACGAAACTATAATGTTTTACATGACTCTTGTAAAGCTACAAAAGGAATTAAGTCAAAATGACTGAAGAAACTAACGATAAAAAACTTTATCTCCTAAGGGAATTTGCTGAGTTTGACTACACAAAAGAGTTGGACGACGCAGGTTCTCCAAAGAAGTCCAAGTACGGAAATATGATGGTTAAGGGAATTCTCCAGAGAGCAAATACCCTTAATCAAAACGGAAGAGTTTATCCAAAAGATATTTTGGAAAGAGAAATTAACAACTACATGAAGCTGGTAAAAGAACGAAGGGCAACCGGAGAACTAGACCACGCAGATGAACCTGTGGTTAACCTTAAGACAGTCTCTCATGTTATTACGGATGTTTGGTGGGAGGGAGATATAGTCTGGGGGCGTGTGGAAATTTTGGAAGACATGGATCAGGGGCGTCAGCTTAAGACTCTGTTCAATAACGGCATTAAAGTTGGTATTTCTTCCAGAGCCGTTGGTTCTGTAAAGCAGCAGCAAAATACGGCTGTGGTACAGGATGATCTTCAGCTTATTTGCTGGGACTTCGTAAGTGAACCCTCTACGCCTGGTGCCTTTATGATGAGGGAAGCAAGAGAATTAACAAGAGAACAAAAGAAGGAAGTAGACAATTTTCTTAAAAAGTCTGACAGAATTGATAGAATTGTAAATGAAATTTTGGGTATACGAAAACTATGAAAATGTCAAGGTCACAATTTAAAACCCTTATGAAGGAGTGCCTGTCGGAACTCATAAATGAAGGAGCTTTTGACAAAAAGCTAGAAAAAATTGCGGAGAGCAAGTTCAGCAAACCTGCACAGATAGTAGAAGCTAAGTCTCCCTCTCTTCTTTATGGGTATGGTCAACAAAATAGTACTCCTTCCGAAAACATGCCTAATGTGAATCCTAAGCTTTTGGAAGCTGTTAAAAATGTTACTTCTGCACAGCCAAAAGAACGCAAAGGTCTTTTCGAGGAGATAATGCTTGACACGGCTATGACTACTCTTCAGAGGCAACTTAGCAATGGTGATGCCTTCGGTAATGCTGGGGCTCTATATAATGAAGCTCCTGTTTCTGGGGAAATAGCCGCCTTGGATGAGGCTCAGCTTAAGGCTATGTCTGGTGGAAATGTGTCACGGTGGGCATTAGCAGCCTTTGGTGGAAATAAGAGAAAAAGGTAAAATTCACTACTGTTGCGTATTTATAGAAAAGGAATTTATTTAAAGTATGCCTACACATAAGCAGATAAAAGTTGAAGCTCCTATAAGAACCTTTGGTCTTGGTTCTTCTTCTACGGCTGACCTTAGTATTATTTATTCTGGGTCTCCTGTAAACGATGGCACCTTAAACGATAGAATTGTTGAGGAATTCTTCCAGACGCTTAATCAGGCTCCTGTTATTTCTGACGGTGGACATACTTTCGGTACTATTAACAGAGACTATCAGGATTCTCCAAATCTCGCCGAGGTTGTAGTTGGCGGCGGTGGTTTGCCGGGATCTCCATTTGGTCCAAATATTGCAGTAGCTCCTACTGACCCACACAACCCAAGCGGAATTCCTGAGGCTGGTGTTGAGGCTACAGAAAATTCCAAGGGCGGCGGCGGCGCTTTCATAGGTAACGGTCTTGAAAGCCCACACAGAACATCTGCCAAAATTGGCGCTAGACGTATTGGGGATTTAATTTTCGGTAGATCAAGCAGAGAACCGTAATTTTGCTTAGTAATTACTGCTTTGAGGCAAATCTATTATGAGTGAACTTTACAAAGAAGCCATTGCGGAAGCAAAAAAGCTGAGAGAAGTTGCTGAGCTTGATGCCCGCAACAAAATAATCGAGGCTGTTACTCCGTATATCAAAAAAATTATAGCCTCGGAGGCTACAAGTACCAGTTCTTTCTTATTTGGGGAAGAGGACACTCCTTCTGATGATCCGATGTCAGGAATGGAGCCTGTTTCTCCTGGAGAAATGCCTCCGGGTTCTGCACCGGTTCCACCAGTCGAGGAACCAGCAGTAACTCCTGGTGACTCACCAAATGCTGCACCAATTTCCCCAGCCGGCGGATTGGTCGGAATGCCAATGCCAGATGACGAAGGCAAAATAACCGTAGATTTTCAGCAGTTATTTACAATGGGCGGGGGAGATGCTCTTGCAAGTCCCCCAGAAGGAGACTTGGGAAATGCAACAGCAGCATCGGGAATGGTTACGCCGCCTGGCGGTGAAGTTGCTCCAGGCGGGCCAATGGGCGGTCCTCAAATGCCAGGTGCCTCTCAAGTGGCTCCTGCAGCACCTATACAGCCTGGAGTTGCGCCTGCGCCAGCCGCAGCCACGCCTCCAGAAGCCGGTGCCGCAGCAGTTCCGCCAGAAGAAGAACTCCCAACTCCAGTAGTTGCAGGAGAGTCCAAAATTATTAAATTTCAAGACGACGTAAGAGTTGTTGCTGAAAAAATAGATTATCTCTATTTTAGAGGAAGTGTACCTCTATTGGTAAAAGAATCGCTTAAATCGAGACTATTTACTCTTTGTGAAAATCTAGATGAACTTGTTAATGAGGACATTATTTCATCTAAAAAAGCACGCCTTGCAGAAAACAAGCTTGAATTTTTATTTATGAAGCTGAATGAAGCTGAACAACAGAATAGTTACAAAGAGATAAAAGGAGTACAGATGACCACTCTTAGAGAATTTGCAGCAAAGCTTTTTGAGGAAGATGCCCTCGGACCAGCTACCGCTGATAAGGCAACCGCCCATGCAGAAAAAGTTTCGGGCGTTCAGCCCGGAGTTGACCTCTTCAAAGAGGGAGAAGCCCCAAAGACCGATCAGGTAAAAGGTGCAGCAGCTTCCACTGAAGAGAAAAATGAAGGCGAAGGCGATCTCAAGGAAATGACAGAAGCCCTCCTCGGGGAAGATGCTCCTGCCTCTAGCGCCTTCGGTGATGGAAAGATGGAAGGCAACGCAGAGAATAAGTCTCCTAAGGTTCACAACCCAGATGCTCTTGCCAAGGAAAAGGGCGCAGGAATTGTAGAGTCCGCCCCAGCTTCCAGTGCCTTCGGTGATGGCGAGAAAGCAAAAGGCGCAGAAAACGCATCCCCAGATGTTCACAAGGGAGCAGCCCTTGCTGATGAAAAGGGTGCAAATACCATTTTGGAGTTTGATGAGAAGGAACTCCGTGAGGCTGTTTCAAAGCTCCGCAAGGAAAATCTTGCACGTAAGCTTGCAGCCGTAAAGAAAGAAGCTGCTCTTAAGGGAACTGACAAAGACGGTCACCTTAAGCCTCCTTCGGTTCCAGAAGGAGATCAGGGTTCTGCAAAACCTGAGGGTGGCAAGGATCCATCGCAGGAAAAGCTTGAGGAGTGTGGTCTGCCAGAGATGGACATGGCCGGTGGTGCTCCTAGTGTCGAGTCCATGGAAGCCGGTCATGGCGGTGGTGGAGAAGACCAGGTAGAGCTTACTTTCCAGATTGACGTAGATGACCTTGAGGCACTACTTTCTGGAGCCACAGAGGATTTTGTAGCTGAGCCAGAAGGCGAAGTCTCTGGTGGCGGAGATATCGAACTTGTCGATGACGACGAGGGCGAGGAAATGCTCCTTGACACAGAAGAAGAAGGTGAGCCTTCGGGAGAAGAAGAGGAAGAGGAAGTAGCTCTTGAGTCCAAAAGGCCAGCAGTCACCAAAGAAAATAAAACTGGTAGCAAAAAGCCTGTTCTTGCAGAGTCGGTAGTTGTCGCCAAGGCAGCCGCAGCCGTGAAATCTCTCAAGGCCCAGCTTGCAGAAAGCAAGCTTCTTACAGCAAAGTCACTATATGTTTCCAAGTTTGCAGTCCGTGAGGACCTTACCACAAAACAGAAGCAAAAAATTGCTGAGTATTTTGATAAGGCAAAAAATCTCGCAGAGGCAAAGGACACCTATAATAAAATTAAGAAAATCCTAGCAGAAAGTGCATCTTCCACCAAATTGTCGGGTTCGGCCTCTAAGCCTACCTCCACAGGAAGCGCAAAACTAACGGAGTCCGCTCAGACAGGAGCAAATTCTGGTGGTGTAGATCAAATTGATCAAGCTCGTTGGATGCTTCTCGCAGGAATTAAGTCTAAGAAGTAATATTTACACAATAGTAACCTGATATAAAAGGAAAAAACAAATATGTCGTCTCTTAAATCATTTTCGCTAGCACAGCTTGCAGAAGGCGTTTCGAGAAAGTCTCTCGGCGCTGACATGCCCCGTATCAACGATAAGTGGGGCAAGACCGGATTGCTTGAGGGTCTAAAAGGAGCAACCCGTGACTCTATGTCGCGTCTCCTTGAGAACCAGGCAGCCGAGCTTCTTCGTGAGTCCAATGCCCTTTCTACCGGTGGCGCAAATCTTGTGTCCTCTGGCCAGGTAGCTGGATTTACGAACGTTGCATTCCCAATCGTTCGTAGGGTTTTCGCAGGTCTTATTGCAAACGAGATCGTATCCGTTCAGCCAATGAGCCTTCCGTCTGGCCTTTTGTTCTATCTTGATTACATGTACGGCTCCAACGTGGGTGGCGATGCAGGCGTAAACCTCTCATCTTCCTCCGCTAACGAGACCTACACGAAGGGTGACTCCATCTACAATAACCCAGTTGGTGCTAGAATCCGTTCTGGCTCTTTTGCAACCGGTGGTCAGTATGACCTTGTGGGTTCTGGTTTTACCAAGGTTCACAAGCAGTCCCTTAACCTTGATGCCACAACCGACTCTGTTGGTTACTGGGCCTCGGGTTCTATCTGGACGACTGGTACGACCGCAACGGTAGGTACCTCCGCACAGTTCACCGGGTTTAATGCTAGATTTGCTCTCTTCGACAGCAAAATCGAGACTGACCTTGCGGACAACAGACTTGACTTCGTATTCCTCCACATGTCAGCTTCCGAGCTTACTTCCAAAATTGGTGGTGCAGACCTCCAGTCCCTTGAGCAGGTTACGGTAACTGGCTTCGGTTCGGCAGTCGGTTCTGCAACAGCCTGGGGAGACCAGTACCAGGGTGGTACCGGAGTTCTCAATCTCCGCAAGCTGAATAAGCGCGGTAACTGGGATCCAACAACCGGTCTTTTCACCCCAGATCCAATCGGTGGTACCCACGTACAGTTTGTGGTTCGTCTTGCAAATGGTGGTACGGCCCCACAGCCTAACGCCACGGCAACCACAAAGGTAACGGCTTCTGCTGCTATCTCGGATGCTCTTTCTGTTAACTCGGACGGCTCTACTCTTACGATCCCATCGTTCGAGTCTGACTTCGCAATCAACCCACCTTCGCCTGTCATCCCAGAGATTGACATCAAGATTGAGTCGGTTGCAGTCACCGCCACAACCCGTAAGTTGCGTGCAAGATGGTCGCCAGAAATGGCCCAGGATCTCACGGCCTTCTACAATATCGACGTAGAGGTAGAGCTTACAAACATCCTTAGCGAGCACATTACTCTCGATATCGACAGGGAAATCCTTAACGACCTCCTTACTCAGGCAAATGCTGCAAACCTCTTCTGGTCCAGAGCACCTGGTAAGATTGTCAATAAGCAGACAGGCGCAGAGGCTCTCCAGAGTTCTGCCCTTGCCCCAGGTCCAATGGCTTATGTCAATATTCAGGACTGGTACCAGACGCTCCTTGAGACGATCACGGACGCTGCAAATACCATCGCCAGAAAGACGCTTCGCGGAAGTGCAAACTTCATCGTAACGTCCCCAGACGTATGCACCATCCTTGAGCACCTTACCACCTACAAGTCCTCTTACAAGATCGACACGGACGGCCAGGTAAGCGACAATATGACGATCGGCGCTGAGAGCGTTGGTACCCTTAACAACAGATACACTGTTTACAAGGATCCATACTTCCCACAGAACCGTATCCTCATCGGTCTAAAGGGTAACACCTTCCTTGAGAGCGGCTATATCTATGCCCCATACGTGCCTCTAATCCTTACGCCTGTGATTTATGCTCAGGAGGATTTCACTCCACGTAAGGGAATAATGACCCGTTACGGCAAAAAGATGGTTAGAGCTGATTTCTACGCCACTGTTACAGTGCTAGACATGAACCTTATATAATTTCTGTTTGCTGCTGAAAAGCGGCTCGAACAAAATGACACTGAAAAGCCCGAGCCTAAAAACTTGGGCTTTTCTTTTTGTCTTTTATGTTTGATATCACCTTACATTTCCTCTATTTAGACATGAGGTATTCGCAATTATGACCAAAAAGGTTTCCCTTGAATTGTTGGAAAAGGCAATTAAAAAAGTAGCAGAAAATGTAGCCATGGAAGAAGACCTTGGAGGTACTCTGAGAGATATCCATGCCAGACTACAGGTAGAAAAAGATCCCGCTAAAAGGCAAAAGCTGGAAAGAGAGAAACAAAAAGCCCTTAAACAGCTTGCCAGTGGTAGACCCCAGGGTATGGCTCCTCCAATTCCCCCTGGGGCGCTTGGGGCGATTGGGGAAGGGAAAGATAATCCGTTTTCGCTGGATGAGGCACTTTCCTCTTCGGAGATTGCCCAAAAACTTTCCCAGCTTCAAACTATGCTCGTAAGGGAGACGGATCCACAAAAAAGGCAGAAAATTGCCATGGCCATTCAAAGAGGAAATCAGCAACTCGCTGGTGGGGTTGCTCCTCAACAAGAAGCCTATATGGAAAACATAAAATATCTTGTTGGCAGGGTCGTTGAGGATACCATGCTAAATAGAAAAGGAAAAACCGCATCAAATAAGCCTAAGGTGGTTGTTCCTATGCCAAAAAATCCTATTGTAAGCCCTCCAAAGGGAAACATGGGCACAAAGGAAATTGTGGACCTTCTCAATAGTATTGAGGAAATGATGGCCGCAGAGGATCTGTCTTCCGAAGACGAATCTGCCATCAGGCGGGCAATGGAACTCATGTCTGGAGTAATAAAGTCTCGTGCTCACGCAAGCACCGGAGTCAGGGTAGAGGGCATGGTATATGAAAAGGCTCCACCAGATCCAGAAATTGAGAAGTGGATAAACGCAAATAAACAAAAGTTTATCAAGCAGTATGGCAAGGAGAAGGGCATGGAAGTTCTTTATGCGACTGCATGGAAGAAGCATGGCAGTAAAAATGAAGCCAAAACCCTTAGATATTCTGAAGAAGACCCGTCCATGACGACAAGGTTGTCTGACGTAACGCCAAATCCAACGAAGTTTCAAGACTTATATGCTTTTGATCCACAACAAAAGGCTGTAACGGCACAGTCGCCAGAGTTTTGGAAAATGTTGCAAGACATCACCGGATCAGAGAATCCGTCATTCGAGGATATTTCTGGTGCCCTTGAGGCAAAATGGGGATTGAGTCACGAGGATGCCGATCACTGGGCATTCCTTGCCGCAAAAGAATTTGATAGGTAAAAGCAGATGAAAAATACTTTACAGGCTTTGATTGAGGAAATCGTTTATGAGGCGATAGCAGGAAGAGATGTCCCTGTTGGCATCCTGGAAGTTTTGCAAGAATTTATGCAGGAACATAATATTCCTGGCCGTCCTTCAGTTTTTTATACCCCAGAAGAATTAAGAATAACCATTCCAAATTGGAATAAAGATATTTCGGTATTGCAAAATGAGTTCCAGGATTCATTGATAGATTCGATAAGATCCGCCATGGATATTGAACCATATGTTATCGACGACTTTGGTACCTTCTTTGTCGATGGAGGAAATGCGGTTATAAAATATCTGCTAAGAGAATATGACCCTGCCGAAGATGCAGCATTTTGAGAAACATGAATGATCTACGGAGTTTTACATAGTTTGATTGAGGAAATTACCACTAAGGTAATTTCTGAGGAGGTTTCACAGGTTGTGGACGGAGACCCCAATCTAGAGAATCCCCTTGTCGGCACCCTGAGGAAGGCCAAAAGAAAACTCAAGGATGTTAACCAGGACCCAGAAATAACCGCCGCCCAGGAAAAACAAGTTGACGCCCTTATTGCAAAACTTCTCACCAGGAGAAAAGGCAGGGCAACTCTTTCCAGAAGTGACATGGAAAAGCTTGATTTCTGGACAAGGTGGATGAAATATATTCCATTTGGAACTGCCTACAGAAGAGGTCTTGCGAAATATCTCCGCTCCAAGAAAGACGCGCCAAGGAAACCGGACCCATTCAGGGACTTTAGGAGATATTCCTATGGAGACCCAGACATGTCCTCCCCTTATTTTTCTGAAAGCCTAGAGCAATTTGTTGATGACTCCCCAAAAGAAAAAGAAACACAAGAAAAGTACTATCATGGAACTAATCTTGGTGACCTAAAACCCGGAAGTCTTGTTTTGCCACCTAGTAAAACCGGACGGGTGTCAGAAAAAGGTAGAAAGGTAAACCTGGACAAGGTATTTTTTACCAAGGACCCAAGGAGCGCCCTTATTTATGCTGGTAGGGCTGTGCAGTCCTTTGGCGGGGGAACTCCTACCGTATATCAGGTTGAACCTCAGGGGCCGATTTCTATTGTTAATGATGACCCAGGTACTACCGTTTTTTATTCTCCCTATGCCAAGGTCGTTGGTAAGGTGAAAATCGAGAAGAAAAAAAAGAATAAAAATAAATAAACGCCGTTAGAGAAGAGAGAGTGTTGACTTTAAAATTGGTCTCTGATAGAGTACTTTGCATGACCATTTCAAGTAATGATTCTCTCGGTGACCGCATGAAAATGTATGAAGGTGCCTTCAAAGGACAACTTCCTATTCGTATGCCGGTTATTCTCCGTGTAGACGGCAAGGCTTTCCATACCTATACAAAAAACTGTTCTCGGCCATTTGATGACTCCCTCATCGAGGCCATGAATAATGTAGCCATTGCTCTGTGTTCCAATATTCAGGGAGCACAAATGGCCTACGTGCAGTCGGATGAAATTTCTATTTTCATCCACGGATACAAAAAATTTAACTCCTGCGCATGGTTTGACAATGAAATCCAGAAGATGGTTTCGGTGAGCGCCTCGATCGCCGCTGCTACCATGACAAAGGAATCCCCAAACATTTTTGGTAGGTTTCTTGAGTCCGGAGACTCTGACTTGGATGCTATACGTCCGGCCTATTTTGACTCCAGGGTATTTGTTCTCCCGGAGTCCGAGGTCTGCAACTATTTTTTGTGGAGGCAACAGGACTGTTCCAGAAACAGCATCCAGATGCTTGCTAGGTCCCTGTACTCCCACAAGGAGTGTAACAACAAAAATAGCTCAGAGCTTCAAGAAATGTGCTTCCAAAAAGATAAGAACTGGAACAACATTCCTACCCAACATAGGAGAGGGCGGGTTATTTTCAAGGAAACCTATACGGTTTCTATTGCCGGAAATGAAACGGGAGTCCTCAGGTCTAGGTGGACAGTTGACAATGAAATCCCGATTTTTTCAGAAAACCGGGATTATATCAACAAATATCTAAAAGTTCTGGAAGAGTAAAATAAACAAAAATATTACCCACATAGTTATAGGTTATGGGGTAATAAATGCTAAAAAAGGTAGAGAAGCTAGGGTTTTTGTTTGTTTTTGGTCTTCTTGTTGCCGCAGTAAGCGGCTGTATAGTTCGCAACTCTCCGCCGGTACCCTGGACTCCATCTGACGCTGGTCCTATTGTTTTCTCGGATGTAGAAATCCACCCCTGTGACATGGAAGACGACGGGACCGACTCTGATTTCTTTAACTGCGGGATGTGTGACAACGTGTGTGACTCTGTGGTGACCGACAGGTGTGTTTTTGGCACTTGTATGTGTGGCCTTGAGGACTCGTGTGGCCCAACGGAGGAGTGTAGATTTAATTCCTGTCATGAATCCGACCCGCTTGGGGAAGTGTGCGAGTTTGACGACGAGTGTGCTGCAGGATATGCCTGTCTCCGTGGGCATTGCTCTTTTGTGAGGTGCGTTCCAGAAGTTTGTGACTCCGTAGATAATGATTGCGATGGAGTCATCGACGGGACAGTTGACAGTCCTATTTCTAGGTGGTGTTGGGATGACTTTACCCCAGCCTCCACTTCTGAGCTTTTTCCTCCGTGTGAGAGAGGAGTACAGGTGTGTAACATGGGTTTGTGGGAAGAGTGTGTAGGAGGAGTACAGCCAATTCCAGAAGTCGGTCTTCTTGCTTGCGACGGGGAAGATAATGATTGCGATGGGTGTGTAGACGGTTACCTAACAAGTTCTGGAGAATGTGCTGAACACCTTGTTTCTGGTTATGACGTTGTGTTTGCTATAGACGTTTCTGGTTCCATGCTTGGAGCAATAAATGCCGTAAGAGATGCGGTGGATATGTTTAGTGAACTTTATAGGTCAGATCCGGGTTTTAAATTTGGAATTGTATTGTTTCCTTCTGAGACGAGGGATGGATACCCGGAGGTATTTTTGCCATTGTCTCCTTTTGCAGTTTTTGAAACTGCCCTAGCTATGGTTACCACCACCGGGGGTGGCGACGAGCCAAGCTATGATGCCGTTACAATGCTTGGAACAGGCGACCTAGCGATTGGATGGCGTAGGAACACCATCAGAATTATTATTCTATTTTCGGATGAATACGCCCAGAGTTATTCTAGTCCGAGAAATACAGAAACAACCATGTGCGAGTCCCTAACTCACGGAGAAGTTCTTGCCGTGTTTGAGAACCCTTCATTTTTTGATGATTTTGACCAGTGCGGAATGGTGTTTGCGCTTAGAAGAGATCCACTTACTATGGTAGATGATCTTTCTGGTATTATTTCTGACCCATGCACAAGCACTGAGACTGGGATGAGTTCTGCTCCCTAAATCTATTTGACCTTAAGAGCAATAAAACATATCCTCGTCCTTTATCTGCCACACGAAAAATAAAATATTTTGATATTTTTCCTTTAGCCTTAGGACTTCGGTCACGCAATCATCTCTGTCATCAAAAAACTCAATAATATCCCATCCACCTTTGGCAATCTGTTCTTCAATCCATCTTGCCTTGTGGATGCCGTTATTCTGCCCTGGGGGGATTCCTAGTCCGTGAACCGGTACAAGTACCCCATGGTCCCTAAAGTATTTTTCTAGGGGCTTCTGGGAGCTTCTCGCCGTAAGGATATGGACGTTTTCTGGACCGAGGGAGTACAGGCGGTCTAGGAGAGTTTTCCAAGTCTTGTGGATTGGCCTTGGATTTTTTAGGTGCTCTAGGTGGGAAAAATCATAAATATCTCCAGGTTTAGGGGAGTATTTACTCCAATCCTTTCCATTTAATTCGATAATTGTTCCATCCTCGTGTGTAATAATAATGCTGTGCTCATCTGAGATAACAAGGGTGTCATCAAAGTCCATTATTACAAGCTTTTTTTTGTTTTTCATAACACACGGGTAAAGTTAGCCTAATTACCCTTTGTAGAAGATTCTAACACACCGAGGAAATAAGTAAATGGCTACGTTTATGACCACATTGCGTCCTACCCCGTTTGGGTTTTTCGATGCAGACCCAGCCTTTCAGGCTGATGCCGACAAGGTAGTCGTGTTCGTTCTCCGTAAGCTTGGTGAGGATGTTCTGTCTGTAGAACTCACGAAAAAAGAAATATGGGCTTGTTTTGAGGAGGCTACTCTTGCCTTTAATGCCCTTATGATAGAATATCAGGCAAAAAGTAACCTTACTAGCCTTCTTGGGTCCCCAACCGGCTCCCTAAATAATCAGACCAATTTCTCACAGATAAATCTTACAAATACCTACGTTAGACCTACTCTTGAGTTCCTGGTTCGACAGGCAGAACCATATGCGGCAGAAGTTGGTTATGGCGGAATTCAAGATACATACTCTGGGTCTATTACCCTTACTGTTGGCAAGCAAGACTATGACCTTTATACAGAACTAAAGGACGAGTCTGGTACACCCATGGCATCCCTCATGCCGTCTGGGTCCACGGGCAAGTTGAAAATTCATGAGGTCTTTCACTACGCTCCAATTCAATATGTGTTTAACTCAAATCTTGCAAGCAACTTCATAGCCCAGGGTCTTCCGGTTGAGTCCTATATTCCCGATACCAGGTTTTATGTTCTTCCTTTGTTCGAGGACGTTCTTAGGGCAGGCATGTTAGAGGCAGCCTCTAGGGTAAGACGTTCTCACTACTCTTACAAAATAGCTGGTAGGTTTATCAGAATCTTTCCGGTGCCAAATAACCTTGTTCCAAGTTTTAATGACAAGTTGTGGATAAGATTTTCTTATCCCATGTCCCCTGCACCCTCTCTGCTGATAACCTCTTCCTTGTCAAGCTCTGTAACTCCCTCTGGAAGCGTAAACGTCTTCCAAACGTTCCCTGATGGCAGCATTTTTGGTGTCAGCAACCCCGCAAACGTGCCCTTCGGATTAATTGACTACAAGTCCCTAAATCCTTGGGCTAGACATTGGATTTATGAATACACTCTTGCGCTTTGCAAGGAACTTCTTGGTCTAATCAGAAGCAAATTCAAGAATTTCCCAATTCCTTCCGGCGAGCTTCAACTCAATGGCGATGAACTTATGTCTCAGGGAAGAGAGGACATGGATAAGCTCCTAAATGGAGAAGGAGGTCTTAGAGCCATATTGGACGGACTAAGTTATTCGAAACTTGCAGAACAAGAGGCAGAAAAGGCGGACAATATTATGAAACAAATGAAAATGTTGCCTGTCCCGCCTGAGTACATCATAAGAATGTGGTAGGTAAAACGTAACCTTGCGCCATACTTACCTTTATGGCGCAATTCAACTACAATGAACAAGCGAATTCTGGCGGTATTTATATAATCTTCAACAATCACAATTGGAGAACATATATTGGCAGTTGCAAAGTATTCAAAATAAGATGGAAGCATGGACATTACAAATCACTTTTAAAAGGCAAGCATCAAAACAAATTCCTACAAGCCGACTTCAATAAATGTAGACAATTTCTTGGCCACGACGATTTCCTAGAGTTTCATATTCTGGAAAACATGCCGAATTCAACCCGAGGCCAGAGACTTGAAATGGAAGAAAAATGGATTAAGGTCCACTTTGACAATGGAAATCAATGCTACAACCTCTGCGACAGAGCTATTTCAAGAGAAGGATTTTCTGCCAAAAATCCTGAGGAAACCAGAAAACTTATTTCTGAAAATACAAAAAAACAATGGTCCGACCCGCAAATAAGAGACTTGATGATAAAAAGACAAAAGGAATCTTCTGACCCAAATAGAATGAAAAAAGCTCTTGAAAAAAGATGGAATGGACCGGGGAACGAAATTCAAAGAAAAGAGGCGGCTGATCGCTCTAGAAAACGATGGCAGGAAAATCCACTCCATGTTCAAAAAGTAAAGGCTGCCCTAAGGGTAGGTAGAACAAGAGAAACCTATGAAAAGACGCACCAAAAAAATGTCGATGTTTTCAGACAAAAAACAAAACTTGTTCAAGAAATCAAAAATTTTGAAGGCAAAAAAGAAAATAAATCCAAGTTGTTTACAGCGGCAAATTTAGTTTCACCAGATGGCCGGATTATGTATGCCAATATCTTTAATCTAGGGGATTTTGCTCACCATATTGGAATAAGTGATTCTTGGAAATTGCAAGAAATTATTTTAGGTAAGAGATTATCTTATAAAGGTTGGTTTAGGGCAACATGTTGAATTTATTGGCAAATTATGACAACTCTTAAAACATTTCTACAGAACAAGTACGGCGCTTCCGACGACAAAAAAAGAAAAAAAGCCGATCTACAAAGCTCTTTTGAGGAATCTGACGTGGCTCTTTCTAGTCTTATTTTAAAAATACAAACAGACCCGGAACGTTCAGAGGATGAAGCTCAAGCTCTTGCATTATTTAGAAAAGCACTCCGAGAACTTAGGAAAGGAAGAAGGTATTTAAGATAAATGGCCCGTCTTTTCATTTCAAGTCGTGAAATTCACATGATAAACGACCTTACCAAGGAGTACATGAAAGATGTTATTGGGCAAACCATTAACTACTATCCCGTGTCTACCTTGAAGACTAAGATTCATCCCGTTTATAATGAGGCAGTACAGAAAATATTTGATAATCCTATAAAAGTTCCTGTTTTGGCAAACTGGCCAGACAATGCACCTAGGGCAAATGTTTTTGGTCTTGAGAAAACAGCCAAGCTAGAGGTGTTTGTTCATGCAAGGGATCTTATTGACAAAGGATTTACTTTGTACGAGGGAGACTTCTTTACTTTCGCAGATCAAGCATTTGAGATTACATCCTTTACTACTCTCGGCAATATTTTTGGTCAGGAAGAGTATGAGGTTGGGTACAAAATAATTGGGCAGGCTGCAAGACTTGGACAATTTGACCCCAAGAACTTTTTGGAGCCAAACAAAGACAGTGCCGGTGCATACGAGCAAACCACCGTCCAGAAAACTTTTGAACAGCAACGTGGTCTTGGGGAGACTGCCAAAGAGGGAGCAACTGGGGATGTCAGACAGCTTAGAGAGCGACTTGCGGACGATATGTCTGAGACTGCTCTTGGGGAAGGACCCAGAGTTGTCGGTGTGGATTCCGACAAGAAGGCAAGCTCCTTTTATAATGACGAGGACGACATATGAGTACCGAAATTTATGATACTCTTAAAGAAACTGTAAACTTACTCATTTTGGAAATTTTGGGCAAGTTTGATTTTGAGCAGTTTAAGAGAATTTCTAGAACAAACGAAAGACCAAAGGAACCAGAATACATTTGGGATATTCCGACAGCCGGTCAGGAAGCCCATCCAGAAATTGTCTACGCGAAGAAATTTTTGCCATTTCTTGGCAGTGGTTCTTCAAGAATAACTTTCGCTTTGTCAGGTGACAAAACTTTGAAAATTGCCAAAAATAATGCTGGAGCCGCACAAAATAAAGCCGAGGTTGAGGTGGCTCAAAAGCTTGGCCAAAACGAGCTGGTAACTAAAGTATTTGACTTTTCTCCAGATTTTAAGTGGATGGTAGCCGAAATTGTAAAACCTCTGGAGCCTAATGAATTTGAACAATTCATTGGGCTTGATAGTGATAAGTTTCAAAGATTGATGGATTGGTTTGAGTACAATAGAAGCTTAGAAGATTTTTGGCGTTGGAGAAAAGCTCAAATGGATAAGTTGGCCTCCGACATTGATAGATACCGGGATAATGCAGACCGAGCCAAACAACTTGGCGAAGACGAAGACGTAGAGATTTACATGGAAAGAATCGCAAGAGCAAATAGGCAATCCGACTTTCTAAAAAGTCTAAATTATCATTCGCCTATTATAAAATTTGCAAAAGATCTCATGGACGTTGCAAAAAAACTTGAACTTGAAATCGGAGACCTCGTAAGACTAGAACACTTTGGAAGAACGGTAAAAGGCAAAATAAGACTTTATGACTACGGCTTAACTAAGAGCGTTTTTGATAAACACTATAAGGCACAATATTAGGTGAGCACTACCATGAACACAACAATTAAAAGCTTAATAGAAAATCTTGTTGAGGCTTCTCTTGAGGAAGTTCTCAGAGGATTTAATCTGCAGAAGTTTAAAAGCATTTCCGCAGGAAGTGCTCGTCCTGAAACTAAGGAAGAAGAGGAGGATTTTGCCTGGGCACACAAATCTCACCCAGAAGTCGCCTATGCAAGAAAATATCTTCCAGAACTCGGCGAGGGAAGCAGCAGAATAGTTTTTGCCCTGTCTGGCGATAAAGTTCTCAAAATATCAAAAAACAAGGCAGGCATCGCACAAAATGAAGCTGAGGTCTCCATTTTCACGCACTCAAAAAATAATAAACTGGTAACAAGAATATTTGACTTTTCTCCAGATTTTAAGTGGATTATTTCGGAACTGGTTAAGCCTTTGGGAAGAGGAGAGTTCAGAGCCATAACAGGCATAGACGAAGACTGGTTTACTTATGGAATTTTAGATCAGGAATCCGTTGACCACGGTCTAGAAAGCAAATTAAAACGACTCAAGTCTGACGTTCCTAGAAGTCCTAAAATTCCTGCCATCCAGGATGTTTTGATGTCACCAGAGAAGTTAAAATTCGTGGAAGACATAATTGAAATGATTAAAACTCACAATCTTGTATATCCCGATGTTAATCCAAGTCACTTCGGCAAAACCATAAATGGAAAACTTAGGTTTTTCGACTATGGGTATACCGAAGACGTATACAGCAAATATTATTAAGGCTAATAGTCTACTTATTAATTGATGGTAACTTCCAACAGAGACACTAACGTCTCCCGGCACAATATTCCAGAACCAATCCCAGGGGAGTCCTTAGGGAATCTTCCCTCTGGCTACGGAGATGACCCAGCCGGGGCTGCATCTGAGACTTTCACAATTCCTTCTTGTGGTATTGAGGATTGTGACAGAGCTATGCACGCCCTGTTCAACGAAACCATTAAATTTTCTGTCCAAACATATGGCGGTGGCCAAAAGCCAATTTATCTCAAAAAGCCTGAGGTGATCTTCGCCACCGGAGAAAAATTTGCTCTTGCAAAGAAACTTAGACCACCGAGAGATAAAAATCAAGTTTTGTTGCTGCCGGCCGTGTCCATAAGAAGAACCGGGATAGAACAAGCCCCAGAGGATATAACTGGCAGAGGTATGAATCAGTTTACCGGGGACTTGGTAATAAAACGCAGACTTGCCCCAGAGGACAGAGACTACCAGACGCTCCTAAATAAATATGCCTTCAAAAATATCCCGGATCTACCAAATTCCACAAACATTAATAAAACCGAGAGCTTAAAGGATAGTAGGGATGTTCAGGCTGGGGTTCTTTTGGACTCCAACCTAGGACAGAATATATTCGAGGTGTTCGCCATCCCACAGCCTCAGTTTTTTACAGCCACTTATGAAGTTTTGTTCTGGACTTCCTATCATCAACACATGAACTACATGATTGAGACGTTTTTGTCTTCGTTTTTACCGCAGGGCAGGATGTTCCGCCTTGGTACCGACAAGGGCTACTGGTTTATGGCCTATGTAGATGATAACCTTGCCTCTCAGGACAACTTTGATGATTTTTCGGATGACGAAAGAATAATTCGTTACAATTTTACTATGAGAGTAAAGGGATTTATCCTTGCCACCAATGGCCCAGCAAATCCAGTTCCAATTAGAAGGTATTTGAGTGCCCCAACGGTATTCTTTGAAATAGACGAAAGTCCAACCGGAGATATTTTGACCGAAAGGGACCTGTCTGTCCCTCCTCTGGAGAAATCTACAGATGACAAATTTATTTTAACGGATATTAACCAGGAGCAAAAAACAAAGCAAAAACCGACAACAGAAGAAAGATTTCTGTTTAAAAAGACATTTATTAATCCAATTACGGGGAAAAAGTCTATAAAATATATTAAAAAAATTAGCAGAAATCAGAGAAAGGGAGAGTCTGTTTACTCTGCCTCTGATATCGCGACCTTACAAGAGTTTTTGTTGAACGAACACAAAACATAAAAATTAGGAAACGACCTTATTCGCTCTAATTAAGTCAAGGTTGTCACCTCAAATATTATTTAAATCCTTAGAGGAATAGCAAATGCCTGAGCAAATTTTTAAAGCACCTGGATTTTTCGACAGAGAAATAGACCTAACTGTCGTTATACAGAATCCTACCGGTATCCCTGCCGGTGTTATCGGAATGGCACAAAAAGGACCAGCCTTTGTACCGGTTACAGTAGGGTCCTTTGCCGACTTCAACACTAAATTTGGCACCTTAGACGCCAAAATGCCAGCCCCATATGCGGTAAATCTATATCTTAAAAATAGATTTGCTCTTACGTTTGTCCGTACCCTCGGGGCAGGCGCAAACGAGACTGCCGCCGACATTGAGGCAACCAGAGCCAAGGGCATTGTCGTAAATGCCGGATTTAAAATCAGTGGCTCTACCGTAAACCAGGGAACTGACAGCAGACACAATCACTCCGTCCAGTTTATTACCGCTCGTCACGTTGTAACGGGTACTGAGGTAGCCGGCTTCCCAATGTTCTCAGACAATGACTCGTTCTTTACAACGGGTTCTGCCACGGACGTACACCTTTTGCGCGGTATGTTGTTCAGTGCCTCCGGCACCAGACTAATGGTTCTCGACTCAAATGAGTCCTTCGCAAACCTGGTAGACGACTTTGCTACCCCAGACTCCTCCAGAAAAATCAAAATAGCCATCTCTAGCTCGGCTGGGTCCTCCTTCGGTTCTACCGACGGAAATGCGGGCGTAAAAATCGTTACCGCTTCCTTTAATCCAACCAGTGATGATTATTTTGGAAAGGTTCTTAATACCGACCCGCTTAAGTTTGGTACAGAGAAACATCTTCTCTATCTTGACTTTGCCGTGGACAACGAAATTGCTATTGCATCTACCGGCTCCAAGTCTGTGTGCATCGCCTCTGGTTCTGCAAACGTTTCCCTAAATTCTGGTGACACCTCCATGATCTTTAGGGAGGCTTTTGGTAGATTCGACACCAGATACAAAACCCCATCAAGTCCGCAAATTATTTCTCAGCCATTTGGTCTTACGGAATATGACCTCTTCAGATTTGAGACTCTTGATGACGGCGAGTACGCAAATAGCAAGGTTAAGGTTTCTATCGCAAACGTGCAGGCATCCACGGATCCAAAAGATCCCTATGGCTCCTTTGCCGTTCTTGTGAGATCGTTTGAAGATGATGACCTCAATCCGGAAATCCTTGAACAGTTCAATGAATGCAACCTCGACCCAGACAGCGACAATTACGTTGCCAGAGTCGTTGGTGACGCAAAGGTATTTTTCAACTTTGACGTAGAAAACGAGGATGATCGTCGTCTCGTAAAGACAGGTAAATACCCGTCAAGATCCAATTTCGTTCGCGTGGTTATGTCGAGAGGCGTGGAAGACAAGATTATTCCAGCCAAGTCTCTTCCTTTCGGTTTCCGTGGGGTAAATGTACTTAACACGAACCCATTCCTTACAGATGCTACCTCGTCTTTCCCTGCGCTTACCCGCCTTGGAGCCTCTGGGGCAGTTGGTTCTACCGATAACAGACTTCTTCATGCCGTAGTTCCACCTCTTCCGTTTAGATTTAAGAACACAAGAGGTGCCATTACTTCCGCAATCGGCCCTGTTGGAACTCCTGGTCCAACAGAAATCGCAGACTCTCGTTATTACTGGGGCGTAAAAGTTACCAGAAACAACAACGATGTTCTGAATACCAACATAAATGGTGAAATAAATAATCTCGTAAGAGCCTACACGGCTTTTGAGGGTATTCAAAAACTTGACACCCTTGTAACCGGTTCTCAGGCCGACCTTTTCAATAACAACAAGTTTACTCTTTCTAGAGTTGCCCTTGGAAACACAGCCATTACAGACTTGACTGCCTCTGTGGATACCCACATGAAAGAAGCAGCATATCTTAGAAATGGTATGCCAAATCCAAGTGACTACAAAATAAATGACACCTACTTGAATCGTATTACCTTTGGAACCCTTCTCCAGACCGGAGACGCTACCACATTTAATCGTTTCTCAAACTACATGAAGTTTACTACTGTCATGTTTGGTGGATTTAATGGTCTCAATATCCTGGATAAAGAACAGGCATATATGACAGACAAGGGTACCTCTGCTGAAAACGGCGGTGGTTCTAACTCTTCCTTTACCTCTCCTGGATTTGCTACAAACCAGGCAGGTACATCCAGAAGAAACAACTCTGTGGCTTCCTACAGAATTGCCGGTAGACTTATTACCGACCCATTTATCAGCAACATAAATGTTCTTGCTGTCCCTGGACAGAGAGAGCCTCTTGTAACTGACTTCATCGGGGATGCTGTAAGAACCTATGGTCTCGCACAATATCTCGTGGATATTCCTTCCTACGATTCTGACGTTATCAGAGTTTTCGATGGTGACACCGGAAGATATGTTTCTGTAAACAGAACGGCAGACATGTTTGAAAGCCGTGCCGTTGACAACGTTTATATGTCCGCCTATTTCCCAAATGTGGTGGTAGAGGACACTGTAAACAACAATAGAAACGTTACGGTTCCTGCCTCGGTAGCAGCCCTTTCCGCTATCGGATTTAATGACAGGGTTGCTTATCCTTGGTTTGCTCCTGCAGGATTCAACAGAGGCGCACTCGACTTTGTAAAAATGTCTTCCGTTAAGGTAAATCAGCCTGAGCGCGAAAGACTTTATGCGGTAAGAGTGAACCCAATCATCAAACTTCCTGGGGAAAATTTCGTGATTTTCTCCCAGCAGACGCTCCAACAGGCAACTTCTGCCCTTCAGTCTATTAACGTCAATAGAATGATTATCTCCATTAAACAACAGATTATTGCTGCTGGAAATAGTCTCATGTTCGATCAACTCACCCCTGCAATTCGTCAGAGGTTTGTTGACCTGGTTAAGCCAATATTGTCCACGGTACAAATCCGCGACGGAATCGAGAGATTCGAAATAATCTGCGATGAAAGAAATAATACCGAGCAAGACAAGCTTGCAAATAGAATGAATGCAACAATTAAGGTAATTCCTGTAAGGGCAGCAGAGTTTATCGCAATCGACTTCATTATAACCAACTCTGCAATTCAGTTTACAAGCTAATAAAAATCCCAAAACAAAACTAGGAAAATACTTAGAAAAAACTCAAGGATAACAAAAAATGACAGAAATTTCATTCAAGTCAGCGGGTGTGTCCGCAAGAACAATCGACCTTACGGGGCCTACAGCCCTTCTTCCGGTCGGTATTCCTGCTGGAGTTGTTGGAACCGCCCAGAAGGGTCCTGCGTTTGTTCCGGTTACGGTTCCTACGGCTCAGGATTTCGTTGTAATTTTCGGAAGGACCACAGATGGTGCCACCCATGGACCTCTGGCTGTGTCTGAGTGGCTAAGAAACGCCCAGGCAGCAACTTTCCTTAGAATTTTGGGAATTGGAACTGGTCAAGCAAGAACAACTTCAGGGCAAAACAAAGGTAAAGTAACAAATGCTGGTTTTGTGGTTGGCGATCAGCAGCCACAGAGTACTCTTTCTGGTGCCCTTGGGTCCAACTCCTACGCTGTTACTTCCTCCGGTACCGACGTGGGTCCTCTCGGAAGAATGTACTTCCTCGGGGCATTTATGTCAGAATCTAACGGTTCTACATGGTTCTCTGAAGCCGGTCTAAGCGGTTCTGGTCTTCCAGTTGTAAGAGGTATGCTCATGGCTGCCTCTGGCGTGGTATTGTCGCTTTCAAATTCTGTCGGCGGAACAAATACGGCCCCAGACACCACTCTCCCTGCTGTTGCTGCCAACATCAGAGGATTCCAAACTGGTTCTGTAAATCTTTCTAGCAGCAAGCAAGAGTTTGTGATGTTCCTAAATGGTCACAAAGCCCTTGACCTTTCTTATCCAAACGTCGTTACGGCATCTTTCGATCCAACTGCCCCGAATTACTTCGGAAGCATTTTCAACAAGGATCCATTCAGACTAGAGCAAGCAGGTTATGTTCTTTATAACTGGTGGGACATTTACCCCTCCGTAGCTACCGTAACTGGTGCAGGAGCAGTTACTCCTAGCGTTAGCACGATGGAAAGAATTGCCTTTATCCTTACTGGCTCTCAGGCTAGAAACTCTGGTTCTACCACAGCACCAAATTTTGAGAACTTTGAGGATAGGTTCCGTACAGCTAGGTCTCCTTGGGTCACCTCCCAGCTTTTTGGTGGCAAGCCACAAAACTTGTTCAAGGTTCATACCCTTTCAGACGGCGCAGACTCCAATGGAAGATACAAAATTTCCATTGAAAATATTGCTCCAAGTCTTAGCGACACCTACCTCTATGGTAAATTCGACCTTCTCATAAGAGATGGTGGGGATACCGACAAGAGCAGGGAAGTTTTGGAGCAGTGGAGAAATCTTTCTCTTGATCCAAATGCTGACAACTATATTGCTAGAGTCATCGGCGACTACAACACGTTCTATAACTTCCAGGCTTCGGACGGAGAACAAAAGATTGTAGTTGAGGGTGAGTACCCAAATAACTCCAAGTATATTCGTATAGAGATAGCCTCTGGTGTAAATGACCAGAATGTAGACGCTACCGCCCTTCCTATAGGCTTCAGAGGCTCGCAGCACCTTATGATAAGCGGTACTGCTCCAATGGGTGCCTACTCCGATGCCGGAAATTTGATTGCAACTAATCCATGGTTTAAGCTTGCACAGCCACCGGTTCCAATGAGAAGAAACGTTTCCAGAGGAGCTTCTGGAAATACTATTGGCGACAGGCAGTTCTACTGGGGCGTTCAGTTTGAGAAAGTTATTTCTATTTCTGAGTCTAACGCCTCCTTTGTGCCAGATGATTCCATTGTCTCCTTTACAAGATATTTGCCAAACTTCCACACCGACTGGCAGAACGTAGTCGTAAGGGATAATGAGGACACGACGGACACGGCAGCCAATGGTATTATTGATGCCGACAGATACAACAACAACTTGTTCTCTCTGGAGAAAATCAAAGTACCATATATCTCTGCCTCGAATCTCCCAGACATGAACAACCTAGATGACTGGGTATATGTACGCGCTGGCGGTATCACCACGGATACCGTAAACTTCACAAAGGCTCTTACGGTTTCTGACCTTCAGGATCCAACAGTACGTCAGGCTGCAAAGTTTTCGTTCTTTGTAGAGGGCGGATATGATGGCGTAAGAATCTTTGATAGAAATACTCAGTACATGAACAATATTGCAGTTGTTCAGGAGCTACAGAACGGCAATCGTCTCTTGTCAAACGGCCCAACCGTTAAGGCATTTGAGAGAGCCCTGAGCGTTATGAACGACACATCTGAAATAGACGTTCAGATTTTGACAGTTCCGGGTATCCGCCACAAGTATCTTACTGACCAAGCTCTTGCTGTGGCAGAAAATAGATTTGATGCCATTTATCTTATGGATATCGAAGAAAAAGATACCCAGAATGCAACCATCGTTGGTGGACAAGACCAGATTGTCTCGGTAAGAAATACCGTAAACACCTTCAGAGATCGTGGCCTAAACTCCTCCTTCGGTGCTGCTTATTTCCCGAACGTCATCATTAGAGATTCGCTCTCCAATGTTATCAGGGAGGTTGCCCCGTCCGTGGCTGTCCTCGGTGCCTTCTCTAGAAATGATGCTGTGGCATTCCCATGGTTTGCTCCTGCAGGCTTTTCAAGAGGTGCTCTTGAGACCACACAAGAGGCTTCTGTTAAGCTTTCCAGAAACAACATGGACGACCTATACCAGGTTAACATAAATCCTCTCGTGGCTTTCCCTGGGTCTGAGGGAACGGTTGTCTGGGGACAAAAGACTTTGTTTGCAAGTCCAAGTGCCCTAGAAAGAGTAAATGTCAGAAGGTTAATGCTTAGCCTTCGTAGACAGATTCGTAAGATTGCAAATAGATTCTTGTTTGAGCCAAATAGAGAATCTACTCTTGCCAGATTCCAGCAGCTCTGTCAGCCGGTTCTCAAAAGAATCCAAGACCAGCAGGGCGTGGAAGCATATCTCGTGAAGATTGACACCACCACCACAACCACGGTGGATATCGAGAACAAGACGATCCGTGGAAAGATTTATGTCGTTCCTGTTCGTACCCTTGAGTTCCTTGATCTTTCCTTCGTTCTAACGAACAGAGGAAATTTCGACATTAGCGGGTGATAATAACTTATGAACACAAAAGTAAAAAAATCTGAAGCTCTAAATCTGGCCATAAAAGAGTCAGTTAGGGAAGCTATTGTTGAAAACAAAAATATCCAAAAGATAGTTTTAGAAAGCAGGCTTACTCTCATAAATGAAATGATAGAACTCAATGAGTTCGATTTTCTTAAGAGAGCAGGACAATGGCTTAAAAACAAAGCCTGGGGTGCAGAACAGGGCGCGAAAGACTGGGCTAGGAAAAATATCCTCGTGGACCCAGTTTCAATGATTGATGACCCAAAGCAGGTTGCCTCTCTCCTTGACAGAACCATCGCACAGGCAAACAAGGAAGTTGTTTCATTTAAGTCTGACACCCTTAAGACTTCCGAGTCAATAAACAAACTTCAGAACTCTATTTTTGATCTTCTTGGAAAGTTCGTAAACCTTCTTGATAAAATGCCGCCTGAATCCAAAGGCAAGTATGAAAGAGAAGTTATGCGGGTTGTGGCAACATTCTACAACGTTCTGATGGAAGAAAAGAAAAGAATTGAGGTTTATCTCTCTGCCCTTGCAAGAGAAGCAGGCAATCAGGGATATAACCTTGGAAAGTCCGCTACTGCCATGGCGGCTTACAGACCTGAAAGAGCCCCAAGAGTTGTGGGATCTAGGGTTGTGGACTCAGAAGATACAGAACCGGTATTAGCAGGAGCTAGAGCATAAAATGACATCAAACAACAACAAAAATACTGTAACAAAAATTTCTATTGCGGAACTCAGAAAAATGGTCAAGGAGGCTATTTCTCTTAATCTTTCAAAAAGACAAGGTGAGTCTGCTGCCGCACGCGCCAAAAAAGTCGAAGACGACAAGAAAAAGGCCAATGAAAGTGCGGGTGTTCAAAAAATCACAGTGGAACAACTCCGTGGAATGGTTAAGGAGGCTATGTCTCTTAAACTCAAGGAAATGGGCCATGAGTGGGGAACCGAGTTTGAGCCAGGGGAAGAAGAAATGATGTCTTCTACCTTGGGTACATCGGAAGAACCCGTAAAAACCCCAGAGGAAAGAGAAAAAGCCTATGATATCGCCATGGGTACACATCCTTCTGTTAAGGGATGGGAAGAAACCTCCAAGTCAGAGCTAGAACATGCAAAAACCATGTTGGACCGCCTTGGAACCACAAAGAGCGGTAGAGCTACTCTCAGAGGTCTTATTAAAAGACTTGAGGATCGTCTTGGGGTTCCTCAGGGTGAAAGACATTTTGCTGGAGATAGAGGAGAGGTTGATGAAGCAGGCTCGGCTTATGCGCCATCTAACCGCCCTACTCCTGCACGCCAGCCCGTTGGTCTTATGAAGCACGACCCTGCGCAAGCCAACCCGCCTGGTTCCTGGGTTGACCCAAAAACCGGAGATGCACTTACGCCGGCAGCGGGCCCAGGACCTAAAGGAAAACCACCTCAACCCCGGGTTGGTACTCCTGAATATTACGAATGGAAAAAGAAGTATGGCGGGTAAGACCTTAAGCCAAAAAGACATGTAAGAAACATATATGACTGGAACACCAAGAAAAAATTCTATCAAGGAACTTCGGCATCTCATAAGCGAGATGCCAGAAGGCTATCTTGCCAGCATGACCTGGGGCGTTATGCCCTCCGATGACCTTTTTGAGATTGCCCTTGCAGACGGGTGGCACATGGACCTAAAAGGTCAGGATGCCGTTTCTTTCAAGGTTGCCATGGAAATGGCAGGACTTAACCCTGAGATAGCTCAGAAGTCAATGTCTACGGTGAAAGGAATGAAGCAGGTTATTGAGGCCCTTGCAACTTGCGCATCTGAGGACCCAGACCTTACCGATATTTGCGAAAATGCCCAATCTCTTGCAGGCAGCATTATGGAAGTGCTTGGTTTTGAGTGGATTTGAGAAGAAACGTGCCCTGACTTAAATACTTAACTGTGTGGCACAATTCAACTATAATGGCTTATCAAAATCTTCCGGCCTCTACATAATCTTCAACAACCATAATTGGAGAACTTATATTGGAAGTTGTAAAAGATTTAAAACTAGGTGGAATACAGGTCACTTTAGTTCCTTGAAAAACAACAAACACCAAAATAAATTTCTTCAAGCCGATTTCAATAAGTGCAAACAAGAACTTGGACATGACGATTTCCTAGAGTTTCATATTCTGGAAAACATGCCGAATTCAACCCGAGAACAAAGGCTTGAGACCGAAGAAAAATGGCTTAAAATTTATTTTGATAATGGAAATCAATGCTACAATCTCTGTGATAGAGCGATATCAAGAGAGGGACATGGAACTAAAAATCAAGAAGAAACAAAACAAAAGAAATCTGCAGCGGCAAAGAATTTTTGGAAAAATCAAACAGACGAATATAAAAAAGAATATCGTGAGACTAGAAATAAAACTTTAAAATCTCAAGAGCATAAAAACATAGTAAGTGCCAATAGCACAAAAATTTGGAAAAATAAAGAACGTAGAAAAAAATATGGCCAAAAAATAAAAGAAAAATGGTTAGATCCTTCTTTTAGAAATAAATGTATTGGTAACCTTCAAAGAAGGTGTGTTTCTATAGAGCAATGGTCAAAAGACAAATCAACGCTGATAGCAATTTGGCCATCAATAAAAGAAGCCGAACTTAGTCTAAAAATAACAAATATCAGCAGAGTACTTTCCGGCAAAAGTCCTTCAACTGGCGGGTTTGCATGGAAATATAGTAATTCTGATAAATCTTCATTGCTCGAATATTTAAGAATAACCTAACAGGATAAAAAAATAATATGGCAACGACTCTCGATGTAACAGAAATGCTCCCAACAAAGTTCCAAAATATTGCTAAAAGGCAGTTCGTCCTAGCAATTGAGGGCGTGGATGCCTTCTTGGTTAAAACTGCCGCAAGACCAACGATTACCACGGAAGAAGTGGCAATTAACTGGATTAACTCAACCAGGTACCTTGCAGGAAAAACTACCTTTGGTAGCATGGCAGTGACCCTGCATGATGCCATCGCCCCTTCTGGTTCCCAACAGGTCATGGAGTGGATTAGATTGTGCTTTGAGTCCGTTACCGGTAGATCGGGTTACGCAGACTTCTACAAAAGAGACATTCAGCTTAAAATGCTTGACCCAGTGGGTACCGTAATCCAGCTTTGGGACATCAAGGGTGCCTGGGTGCAAGAGGCAAACTTTAATGACGTTACCTATGAAGGTAGCGACCAGACCGAGATTTCCTTGACGATTCGTTTTGATAACGCGGTTTTGAGCTACTAATATCCTTCTTTTCGTGCCTCGTTTGGGCATAGGTTTATCGCTATGACTATATTTTTGGTAGAAAGATGGAAAAAGCTTGCCGGAATTAATTCGGTCATTAAGGAAAAGCTTGTTCCTTACGAGGATGAAAAAATAAATCCAGAACTTTTATTTCTACAAAGCGACTCAGAAAGAGAAGAAGTTAGGGAAGCAATCCACTGGCTCATGCAGGAAGGCTGGTCTGACGAGGCAATTGTCAGTCTTCTGAAAAACCTCCTTCAGGACCCTGTGACAAGGGAAAATATTCTGGATTATGTTTGGTCCGAAATCCAAGCAGAAAAACAATACAGGGAAGAACGTGGCGGAGACCTAGATGAGGCCCTGCCTGGGTACGCGGCCAAAAAAGGAGGTTTTGACCGAAAGGCAGCCTGGGCCCAAAAAGGCGGGTATGAAGACCCTACTTCCTTAGAAGCTCCAGAGCCTCCATCCTCTACCGCCGCCCCTCTTTTCCCGGAAACGCAGCCAGAGCCCGGCGAGGACCCAGGAAAAACCATTGCCGGCCGACCCCTTGCGCAGCAGGCTGCCCTCGCCAAGGGAAAGGGACAGGAACAGGAGCCTATAACCCAAAATAAGCCTCCGTCAAAAGCAGACATTTCTGGGATGCTTGCAAACGCCTCCGAGGACCAACTTCAGCAAATAATGGCAATACTTGCCCAGCAAAAAAAACAATAACCTAATATGACTACCATGAAGATATCCCTCAAGCAATTAAAATCCATTATAAACGAAACTGTTAGTAAAAATTTATCTTCATCTGGTATTATCGGTTTGGTATCTGAGTCGGAGCAACCTGTAGACTGGGAAAACATGCGTCTTCTTCTTAAGATGGGCAAACTCAGAGGTTCATGGCTTGTTATAATGACCGCCCTGGAGGCAACCGGGGGAGATAAAGAAAAGGCGCTTCAACTCCTGAAAGCAAGTGTAGCTAAGTTAGAAAGTAAAATGCCCACAGAGAAACAAGATAAGCCAGAGGAAATGGCTTCCACAGAAGAACTTTCAGATTTTTCTAAACTTTTGTAATATTTTATCTATTTTTCATCCAGTTCGAAACTAAAAGACATTTGTATTTACTCCTGATACACTATTTTGTGAATCAGGAGTTTTTATTTTATGTCGGATAATTTTGGTAACGATGATGGCAACGGCGGTGAGGGAAGCAGAAAAGATAAAAATGCTATTTTTTCTGCCCCAGAGGACGTTGAGAAAAACTGGGCTATGTCCAAGGGCTTGGCCATGTCCAGAGAAGAAATTGTAAAAAGAGACTTCGGCCTGGATATTCCTACGGCTCTTGTTCCCCTTCCGAGCGGAGGAGCGATTTACCCCTCAGATAGTCCTCTCCACATGAAAGAGCATGTGGAAATTAGAGGAATGACAACCAGAGAAGAAGACATTCTTATGTCCAGAGCCCTCATCAGAAAAGGCACGGTTATAAGTGAACTTATCAAGTCCTGCATTGTTACCCCGGGTGTGGACGTACAGGGTCTTGTGGGCGGAGATAGAAATGCTCTCATGGTTTCTATTCGAATCCTCGGTTACGGGTCAGAGTACCAGGGAAGCATTGACTGCCCAAAGTGCGAGCACAAGAACGAAATTTCCGTCAACCTAAATGACTTGAATATTAAGCCATTGAAAGTTCAGCCGGTAGAGGCCGGAGTGAACAAGTTCGCCTTTACTCTTCCGCTGACCAAAAAGGAAGTTTTGTTTAAGTTCCTTACCGGAAGAGAAGAAGAGGAAATTCTTGCCGCACTTGAGATGAAGAAGAAAAAGGGAGTCCAGAACGACAACGTTGTCACCACAAGACTTCTCCATTCTGTTGTATCAATCGGCGGTATCTCAGATAAGCACAAAATATCTCAGTTTATTTCCTTTATGCCAGCCAGAGACTCCATCGCGCTTAGGCAATACATGGATGATGTAGAACCTGGTATGGATATGAAGTTTGACTTTACTTGTGGGTCATGTGGCCACTGGGAGGTAATGCCTCTTCCACTGGGGCCAAACTTTTTTTGGCCAAATGCACGAAAATCGTGAACAACTAATTCTTGAACCCTTCTTCAACCTAGCCTATTACTTCGGCATGGACTGGGTTACTTTTTATAATTTTCCAATCACCTATAGAAGATGGTTGATGAAAAGACTGAATGAGGAGTTCGAGAAGGCCAGCAAAAACAAAGAGCCCCCGCCAAGTAAGGCAGCACATCACAATTCACCTGATATCCGGGCACTTACAGGAAAAGTTAGACCACAAGTTCCTCACAAGCTTAGAGGCAAGCCCATGGTCTGATTTCAAAGTTTTCCAAGTTTATCCAGTCCCATGTAGGCGCTCTCGTATCCTCTCACCTTGCCCTCCTGCATGAGCTTTCTGAACTTATCCATGGGAATAACTTCGACCTTTACAAATTCGTTTGGGTCCAAGTCAAGTTTCTCAGTTTTTTTGCACCCAGTTATCATGTACATGTGCCTAATACCCGTGTTATACGGGGAATATTCTGGGGAGGATAAATGAACCGGTGGATTTCCGGTATACCCCGTTTCTTCTCTTAGTTCTCTTGAGGCTGCCTTCGCGGCGTCTTCTCCATCCTCAAGTCCACCACCAGGAAGTTCTAACATTATTTCTTCTGCACCAGGTCTAAACTGAGTAACACAAATAACCTGTTCTTCATCCTCGGTTATGGCGAAGACCTGTACAGAATGTTTGTCGTTGTCAATAAAGAAATCCTCTTCCAGACCATTTGGCATTTTTATGGTCTTGAGAGTAATGTTCTTCTCATAACCCGAGTCCTTGTCTCGGATTTTAATTTTCTTCCTCGAAAGAACTTTATGGCCTTTATTACCGTTGCCCATAAATAACTTTGTCAATTTCCTATTTTAACGATAACAACGTCCACGGCTCCAGCGGGCGGCGTTCCTACGTTGTAGACATAGTTCGCCCCTACTCTTCCTCTGTAAAGAATAGACCCGGTAGAACCCACAACTGTCGTTGTCATAAAGGCAGAGTCATCTACTCCATATAACATGGTTCCAGAAAACCAATTTGAAGATGTGGCATACAAAAGACTTGCAGAAATTCCTAACATGGCGCTAGCATTTTCTGTAGTGCCAGAAGGAGTAATTCCAAACCACGGAAATACCGAGTCTGACAAAACAAGCCAGTCTAATGAGCTTGAGGAACTTACAGACAAAGTATAACCTGTGAGACTGTAGCCGTGTTGAAGGGCTACGTCAGAAGATGGCTTGTTTGTACCTTTCCACATGAAGAGACTAGAAACCCCTTTGTATCCCGAGTCTCTTGGACAGCTAAGGTTACTTGCCCATCTTCCTTCGGTCGCGGCAATAGCAGGAAATAGTTCTATTTTCCCATTATATGGATTAAGGTTGACTCCAGAAATTGCATAGGACGATTGATCTATGCCTCCTGGTATTTGATAACCTATACCGTTTGTACCGATGTTTCCTGGGTTGCCGGCTAGATTTGAATATGAGAATGGTCCGTAAGTATTTTGCGAGAAAGAAGCGGTTTGATTCAACATGGACGAAAATCCTGACGTGCCATCACCAGGACCACCATTTAACAAAGCTCTTACGATCATTGGGAAATAGCCACCACCAGGAATCCTGAAATATGTTATATACGGGTCAAATCCTGTTACTCTTGAACTTGGTTCCATGCAGTCAAGCCAAAATACACCAGACGGATATAGTCTTGGCTGGGCAGCAGTTGAGGCGCTGTGGTAGTTGACAGCGTAAAACATATAGGGATCTGTGTTTTGTGCTGCTATGTGAACAACATGGGTACCAGAAGCTATTGTTCCAAATGGGTTGTTGACAAAGTTTGGAGAACTGTCAAGACCGTTTGACAAAATTACGATCTCTCCGTCGATTCTCATTACTGAGCCATCAGAAATTCTTCTCATTGCAGAAGAACCGGTTACAAGAGGCCCAGGGTACTGAGCGGTTACAGACCCGGTGAGGTCAAATCCGGTAGAAGAATATTTCACACGGTAAGTCTCCAGCGAGCTACCTTTTGCTACATGGTAACTTCTACTAGAGGAAGGCTGGGAAATAACAAACCAGGAGTTAAGCGGAATATTTGTTACAGAAGAAGTTAAAATGTCCTCGCCCTTCGCCCCAGAAGAACCATTCCAAGAGGCTGCTACATACCAACCCGCTGTCTTTAGAAGAGATTTCCATTTCCACAAAACAGAAGTAGCAGAAGACTCCGTAGTAAGATTTATTGTATTTCCTACGTAAAATCCCGTGTCTAGAGATGCCGTTATCCAAGCCATTTGTTATCCTTTTATTTAATTGTTAATTAATAGGCATCATACTTTATGCCAAACCATGGCATCACAGTTCCCTTGCCAACCATGGCAGTGTCATACAAAGAAAATACAGAGAATGTCATTTGTGTCGGCGTAAACGGAACGGCAGCAGGATGTGCTACCTTAAAAAGGGTAGAAATTCCCTTAAAGCTACTTGTTGCCAAGTTTGACTGCGAACAAACATAATACAAGGGTAAAAATACACCTGTTTTTGTTGGCGGTCTTCCAATTCCACCAGCAGTTATTATAGTGTCCTGGTTAAAGTAGTTGTAGGAAAGACCACCACAAATCGAGCCACTTCTTTGGTCTGTCTGACCTCTTCTAACCCAAGTCCACTTATTAAAGGAATTTATACCGGCAGAGGTATCTACCATGCTTCCAAGATTACCAATGTTATCAAGAGGAAAACTTGCGTTGTTAAACGATCTATAAACCACATACGGTTCTGTGTCGTCTGCATTTACAGTAAGAACTGGGTCAAGGCCGAAGACAGACATTACGTTAAAGCCAAACTGACCTAGAAGCATGAAACCATAGTTTCCAGTCGTTTGGGCTATGCAGTGCCAAATTGCAGTGGAGCCGTTTGATGCTTCTGCAAGCGCGGGTACGAACTGAGTGTAGGTTGGAAGGGCATCTGTGCCGCCTCCGCAAATAACAAGTTCATCTGAGCCTGTAATTGGACCAGGAGTATTTTTTGCACTTAGAGTTCCGGTTAGGGAAAATCCTGCTGGACTGTATTTTATTCTGGCAAATCTGTTGTGGTAGTTTGTTACAGTGCCTTCATTTGACTGCGAGGGAGGTCCAGCTTTTTGAATAGCAAAGCTTCTGC